TACTGGTAAGACTAAGGGCGCTGAGGATGCGGCTACTGCGTTGGGGCTTGACTTCTACGCAATTTCTGTCGGTTCTCAGACTTCGAAGAGCGACATCTTTGGTTACAAGGATGCGCAGGGTCACTTCCACGAGACAGCTTTCTATAAGGCGTATGTCAACGGTGGTGTGTTTCTCCTTGATGAAGCTGACGCGGGTAACGCTAACGTGCTGGTGGGGTTGAACGCGGCCCTGTCTAACGGTTACGTGTTTTTCCCGAATGGTGTCATGTCGAAGATGCACGACGATTTCCGCATGGTAGCGACCGCGAACACGTATGGTAACGGTGCAAGCCGTCAGTATGTGGGACGTAACCAGCTTGACGCGGCAACGCTTGACCGCTTCACTGTTATTACGTGGGACATTGACGATCAGATTGAGGAAGCGATTTCTGGTATCAGCCCCACCTACGGCCAGCGTTGGTTGCGTGTTGTGCGTGCTGTGCGTGACGAAGCCATCAACAAGCTTGAATTGCGTGCGGTTGTCTCTCCACGGTCAACTCTGCGTGGTGCTACGTTGCTTGAGGCGGGGGTGACGTATGAGGAAGCCGTGCAGGTGGCTCTTATCGCCAACATGCCTGAGGCTGAGCGTGAGGTTCTGCTGAACCTCGCTAACGCAACGTGGGCTAAGGGTGCTCCTAAGCAGGGCAAGGCGGGCCGTGAGCGTGTCGCTAAGGAAACTGATCTTGACGATTTGGTGTCCGCTTTTGAGGGCGAAGTAAACGAGTAAGTAGTCATGAATATTGACGAGAACGGGGAGGGCACCAGCATTGATGCCCTCCCCGCGTATACACTGACTTACGAGTACGAACTTACTGTTCCGAGTGACTATGAGTACCCCAATAAATCTACTAACATATGGGTTACTCTTGCACCCGAATCTTCAGGAATATCTGCTAGCGGGCACGGCCCCAGATCAGTGCAAGATATTATGAATAGTTATCTTGACTTTAAAAACACGGCAGTACCCCGAGCAACACAAGAGTTTAGGGATGCTGTTAAACTGCGTATCCGAGCCGTTGTATCTGTGGTTTCCGAATGGGAAGAGTACACAGGGCAGGATAAATGAACGCAGAAATAACGTATGAGTTTAGTTGCGTTTATCCGCGTATGGTTAATTTTAAAGACGGACTGCTAAGCAGGACTTCTTGGGGTTCAATGGCTCACGCTTACATGAAAATGAGAGACTATAAATCTGTGATAGATCAAGAACACCACGACAAAATCATTCTAGAAATTCGTATGAAAGCTGTTGTGTATTCGGCACCTGAGCTATACACTGGACAAAACGAGACTTCAAAGGATAGCTAAACAACATGTCTAAAATTCGCGCAACAATGGTTGACACTGACGACGAGGGTACGCTGTTTGTCGCCACCGAAAGCATCCCCGCGCTGTTCCGTCTGATCGACCGTGAAGGTTGGGGACCGGCGCGTGCAATGGCAAGCGACATCCCCGGTGATGGGGAATACCTGATCTTCGATTCACTGGAACATGCACACAACGTGTTTCTGAATGAGCCGTGGCGCATTCGCCAGTTTTCGCAGAAAGACGACAAGCTGCGCACGGACGATAACCCCGGCAACGATGTGTTCTATGATGTGACCGGTGATTACCTTGACATTGGTAAGACAATGGAAGGTGACCCCGAAGATTTCGGTAACAGCATCATGGGTAACCCGGCACGCATTTTCGCCCGCATTACCGTAAATCTGGCTGCCGCAAAGTGGACTACAGCCGAGTACATGATTCACAAGCAGAAGCGTATTCTGCGTCTGGTGGACTGGCTTGAGCAGTACGGTATCCGCACGCAGGTACGGTGCCTGCTGTTCACTGATGCTGCAAACGTGGTGGTGACTGTGAAAGAGCATCAAGACCCGTTTGACTTGAATCACCTTGCGGTGGCTATGCACCCAGATTTCATGCGCCGCACTTGCCTGCTGATCGCTGAGCAGTCTCCTACGTGGGAGTTCGGTTACGGTGACGCGGTGGACTACGATGACATTTCTTTGGCAAGCAACTATGCGGACCCTGACGATGGTATCAGTATTTATGTCGGCGGTTACATGCCTTACGCTCCTGATGACACTGAGCAGGGTTACACGTATGATAACGACTTGACGAAGCTGGATGCCGATTTCGATAAAATCGAGAAAGAAATTGCAGGCATGATTACTCGTGAGCAGCGGTTTACCGAAGTTCCTTTGAAGGTTGGCCGTCCGTTCTTACGTATCCAGCGTAACCGCACTAGAAAGCGCCGGAGTAACTACTGATGTATAACGAGGCTAATTCCGATTTTTGTTATAATGTGTGGGGTCAGGAATATGACCTAAGTCCAACGTTACGCTTTGTTCCCCAAACGGCAGGTGGAGCATTTGTAGGTGTCAGTGATCCCGTAAGACCGGATAGCGGACGCGAAGTATATATAAAAGATCAAGACATTGATGATCTGATTACTGTGCTTTCGTATTACAAGCAACTAAAACTTAAGCACGGTAGCTGGCAAGGCCCCCGCGCGGAAAATTTCGGGTCGGAAAAAATTTCGATTCGAGAGTAAAAAACCCAACAAAAAGAGGAAAATAAATGGTAGCTTTTGTTATCGCGATTGTGCTGTTCGTTATCGCACTGATCGCAATTATTGCAGCAGTCATGGTTAGGGAATTCTTTCCGGTCATTATTGCTATCGTCGCAGCGGTTGCTGGTGGTATTGTGTTGATTTCAAGCTCGTACTACACCAACAGTGTCGGTGAGGCTAAAGTGTTCGTGAATGTTGATGGTACGCTAGCTGGTGAGCCGCGATTGACTCCCGGTTCTGGCTGGAAGGCACCGTGGCAGGACGTTATCGATTACGACTTGTTCTCACAGGAACTGGTTTATGCCGGTAACGGTGACGGGCAGCCAGCCTACACAGGCGGTACTGTGAGCGGTTATGAAGTGACAACGGCTGTTGGTGGTATCAATGGTGGCAGCACGCAGGCCGACATTGACATTTCCGTAACATACAGCCTTGACGCTGACAAGGTTGTGTCCCTGTACGAGAAGTACAAGTCACAGGAACGTTTCACGAAGCAGGTAATTGAGAAGACCGTTTTGTCAATTATTCGTCAGGTTCCGTCCGACTACACGGCTGTTGAATTCCGTGGTGACAAGCGTGCCGAAGCAGCAGAATCAATGCTCGATCTTCTCAATGCTAAGTTGAAGCCGCTGGGTGTGGCTGTTGACTTTGTGAACATTCAGATGGTAACCTATCCTGAAGCTGTTGAAGAGGCTTTGAAGGCTGTTGAGGTTTCTAACCAGAATGTTCTGAAGCAGGAAGCTGAGTTGCGCGCTAAAGAAATTGAAGCGCAGCAGCTTGTGGCAACCGCGACAGCGCAGGCTGAAGCTAACCGCCTAATCAATGATTCTTTGACTCCGCTCCTGCTTCAGCAGAAGTACATCGATTCACTTGGTGAAGGTACCGTTTATGTGGTGCCGGATGGTTCAACGCCGTTCATCGGCGCTAAGTAACACAAAGCAGTATCGCGCGGTAGTTCAGTGGTAGACAGGGCGTAAGCCCAAACACAGGTTCGATTCCTGTCCGCGCACTTGATATTAAACTAACAAAGGTAAAACAAATGTTCAGAGCAATTGCAGCAGGTTGGCCCGGCTTCGTAGGCCTTGGTCCTCGTGGTGTTCTACTGGGTATTGTCATCATTGTAGCCCTCGCAACAGTGGTAGCAGCAGCACTGTGGATTCGGAGAAACTACGTTGATAGCGACCGAAAGTAGACTGACTCTCAGACCACGGCAGGAACAATACTGTCAAGTTTTGATGCGGGAAGAGTCGGTGCTGTATGCGCTAGGTCTTGCACAAGGTAAAACAACTACCGCTGTAGAAGCTGCGTACAGGCTGAAGCTGAAACGTGTCCTTATTGTTGCTCCACGTAATACGTACTCAGGCTGGGAACGCACAGTACGCCGACAGTATCAAGACTACACTGACCCTATGCTTGTACGTTGGATCAATAGCACAGTGCCCGGTAAACAGGCGATGCAAGATTTCTGGAACGGTGTGCCCGGTTGGTATTTTGTTACATGGCAATATTTTGCGTTACGCCCAGAAGGTTTCTGGAACAAGACTGATGTTGACATGGTTGTGGCAGACGAATGCCACCGTATGCAGAACCGTAACTCTAAGTCGTGGGCTAACATGCGCAATGTTGGCAAGACAAATACAAAACGTGTTGCTATGTCGGGTACGTTTGTTGGCAATAAAATGCAAGGTGCTTGGACGACTCTGCGTTGGTTGTTCCCTGAGCATCTTATCAAAGACGGTAGCTACGACCCTAAGTACGGCGTGTATGGTACGCCGCGCAGTTTCTGGAATTGGGTGGGCGATTGGCTTATTCAGGTTGAGGACGAATGGTTGGGGTTCACGACCATTGAGGGTGAACGCTACGAAGAGGGCACAATGCTCTCCTACTATGATAATTATATTCACGAAGGCGACGACCTCGGGCTAGAAGAACCGCTGGTTGTTGATATTGAATGTAAGTTGTCACCAGCACAGAAGAAACTCTACAAGCAAATGGTAGAGGAAGAAATTATGTGGCTTGACACGCCGGACCCACTTACTGGTAAGCTACCGTCAGTGTCCGAGCTTCGGGCTGTAACTAGGATCAGGCTGCGTCAAATCACCCTAGGTGCGCCAGCCTTCAATGAAGTTGGAAAGGTCGCATACAATGTTGACACGTACAGTTCAAAACTTGATGAGGCTATGGAAGTTATGGGTGACCTCCCAGTATTGGAGCCTGTGCTTGTATTTACTCACAGCAGGGAATTTGCTAGTGTCGCGGCGCATAGATTCACACAGAGGGGTTACAATGCGTTCGCTTGGATTGGGGGTACATCTGATAAGGCTCGCGCAGATGCTTTGGCGACGTGGGGGAAAGCCGGAGGATATCAGGTCATTGTCGCAGTCGTGGAAGCAATAGCCGAAGGCACAGACGGACTCCAAGACCTGTGTAGCACAGAATTTTGGTTCAGCGACTCCGATAATTTGTTCATGAATACTCAGGCTAAGGGTAGACTTCCCCGCCCCAGCACGGTAAGATCAGAACGTGTTACACGGTACCGTTTCATTGTACCGGGAACATACGATCAGGAAATCATTGACAAGCAGTTAGCTAAGCGGCTAAGCTTGAATAACTCACTAGGCTCCCAAACAAAAGGTAATCACTCCACATGAGCAACCCTAACTACACCGCAGTCCTTTTCATCCTTGACGTGTCCGGCTCTATGGGGGGGCACTTTCACCTGATGGAAGACGCTATGCACATGATGCTTGAGCAGCAGGCGCGCAAACTCGCTGGTTACATCACAGTTGATGTAACATACTTTGATGACGACCCTTACTGGGGTGAGGCAGATGCTGACCCTATGACTGTACATCTGAGCATGTTTGCTAGCGGCGGTACGTCCATGTTTGATAGCAGCGCCACTATCATTGACAATTTCGAGGCAAAAGTAAACAAGATGCCAGAGAATGAGAAGCCGGGTCATGTTGTGGTTATTTTCGCTAGTGATGGTGTGAGTGAATACGACATCACGCATCGCGCGCGTGACCTTCCCCAGACTACTAAGCGACTGAATAAGGCTGGCTGGGATTTTGCTTTCTTGTCTGCTGGTTCTGCTTCTGGTTTGCAGCAGGCGCTGCCGCAGTTGGGGCTTGACAAGTCTGTGGCAATCCTTGAGCCGTTTGATGAGGACGGTATGAAGCGTATGGCTGAGCAGTTGGGGCAGTTCATTTCGATGACTCGTTCCGGCGAGAAGGCGCACTTCTAAAATCCCCCGCGCGGAAAATTAGACCCCGAAAAAATTCTGGAAAGAGAAAATTAAATGTCAGACACAACGAGAAACGCATACATTAAAAACAAAACCCCAATGTGGAGAGATAAGATTCGCGAGCTTGAAAAGCGAATCAAGTGGGGCTACTTTTGGCTAGCATATTGTGGCGTGTTCGCTATCTGGGATTTTTTCGCGTTTATCATCCGGCCTGACTACTGGTGGAACGTAGTTTTTGGTTCAATTATGGTAGTGCTGTACCTGATTGAATATGATTCAATTCGGACAAACAAACGAAGCGTAAAGACTTATGAGGATTTGATTAATGGACGTTTCTAACGACACCGCGTTACTGACTGAGTATGTGCAGTGGAAAGCTGCGCAGGAGGTCGCACGCCCTGACACAAGCCCCGAAGAGTTCATGCGTGACCGTATGAAGCAGGTAGCTTTTCTAAGGGTTGAGGAAGCGTTGGCATATATCAGTCAATGCGGATTTCTTCGCATGGAGCCTAATAAACACACCATAAAGGCAATTTTGGAGGGTACGTATGTCGAAGCCGAGCCGGGAGGACCGAGTAACGGTAGCACTCGAAACGAACCTCTTGAAATTCCAGAGACAAACCCCTACCCCGGAATCTCAGCCATCGACCGCGACCGTTGATGCTTCGGCGGAAACAATCAAACTGTTAGGTATAGCTGTAGAAGATGCTGAAAAACAAATGCAAAATCTTGCGTATATACTGAATAAGTTCGGATACTATGGAAATCAAAAAGATTAGGACACTAAGCGTGGTAAACAACACTATAGCTGTACGAGAGCCAGCAACACCAGTAAAGCGTGAGCAGAACACAGCACAGAAAGTGGCTGCGTTCACTCGTGATCGTAGTGCTGAGCGTTTCATCGAGCAGGAATCTAAGCGAGCACCGCAGTTTCAGATTGACCAAACAGCTACGCTAGGAATTCTGGGCGGGCTTGCGGCAATCATGTTTATTGCTACAGCTATCCTCACCGCTGACGGAACAATTTCAAGCGCAGCGTTGTCTAGGTTTGCTGATCCTTGGCAAGCGTTTGTTCTGTTTGGTGCCGTAGAGGTTGCCATCCTTGTGTTTATGCTTACCTACTATGTCAAGGGCAGCCGAGAAAAAGGCCCGCAGGTTACCGGGTGGTTTGTGGCTATGATCGCCGCATCGGGCGTTGCCATTGCGCTGTCAAGTTACCACGTTATTGACCTATATGACTTCGCTTGGACTGATCCTGATATGTGGGTTGGTGTAAGTATCAGATTCGTAGTGTCCCTGTTCTTTGTCCTCGTGTCTAAGGCTATGGCTAGTGTCTTGTTCGCTGAGCCTGTGCATATGAATGCCCCAAAGCTGGGCCGACCTCGTAAGGAAAAGTGATGGACATGAACGGCGAAAGCAAAATACTCATTCCCAAATATGTAGCCGACGCAATAAAAGAGTATGTACTAACAATCAACAACTTACATAAAATGCACGGCTCAACAGCGGTACATGGTGGGATCGGCGGCTCTGCTATTACAGCGCACTGCTCTTGGCTTTGCGGTCATCCCAACCACCAACCAGAATTGGATCGAGTTTATGCGGCTACTAAAAGACTCGCGGAACTGGGGTTGATATAAGGTGTACGCAATTGAACTTAACGGCGCGCACGTACAGAGAAATGTCAAGTTGACATACAGATTTAAAACTGACAACTATGATCGATTTGCGTCTGGATACTTAAACGAAGTACGGCATATGGCAGGTGGAGAGCTTTGGATTAAACTGACAACAGCGCCCACCCCTAAGAAAGCTGACGGTGCATTCCGCGTACCATTCGACGCGGAGGTAGAGTTTCTATGATCGCACTTGAGCTAAGCGGTGTGCATGTTCACGCTAAAATGAGGATTACATATCGGTTTAAGTCATGGAAGAAAGACAAACCTGAAGTTATCTTAGAGGGATACCTAAATGGTGTGCGTCACCAGCCAAACAGTGTTATGTTAAGCGTTGCTAATTACCAGTCAGAATATGGTTTGTCATATCAAGACATTGTAAAGATTCCTTTCGATGCTACTGTGGAGCTACTTGATTAACGGGGGAAACTATGACACCAGAGCGAGCTAAGATAGCGCTGAAACATGCGCTCAACGAAACAGAACCATGCTATGTAGATTTTGACAAAGATGGTAACCCCAACGACCCTGAGAAATGGACAGGCGCATGGGTTAACAGCACAACACCTGAAGTAGCAGCTTCGCTGTGTGAAGGTTGTCACGTTTTGGAATTATGCGGTCAATTTGCTATCCTTAACGAAGAAAACAACTTCATTTACGGTGGGATGACACCGGCACAGCGTAAGGAAGAAATTGCTAGACGACGCGCAACTCAAAAAGCTAATCTTAGACGTACTAAAAGTTCCAACAGTACGGACACAGCAGCGTAAAATTGGTGCATCAGGTATCGGAAACCCTTGCGCTTACTGCCTAGCTACAAGCCTAATCGGCGGGCAAGGCGGTAAGATTGGGCAATACTGGTTAGGCGCTCGTATTGGTGACGCAATCCACGCACTCTTAGAGCATGAAGCAGAAAAATATCTGAACACCACTAATGGTAAGTTTAAATACTTCGCTGGGGCTAGACTAGAAAAATCTGTGTACATCGGCACTGTGCCGAACTACGGAGATATTTACTCCACACCTGATTTGTATTTGACGGCGGAGAATCATCTTGTTGACTATAAAACTTCAAAGCGTTCTAAAGTTGACATGTACCGGCTGGACAACAGCACCATACCAACACAGTACATCTATCAGGTGATGCTGTACGCTCGCGCATTAATAGCTGCGGGACACCCGGTAGACAAGATAAGTTTTGTGTTTATCAACCGTGACGGTACCAGTGACCGTGATGTAGTTGTTATCTCATTTGATTATGACGAAACGCTTGCTAATGAGGCGTGGGATAGGTTACTATTAGCTTGGCAGTGGTTGGAGGACGGTAACGATCCTGAAACCTTACCTTCCGATCCGAACTGCTACGTGTGTAGCAATGTTTTACACAGAATGGGGCCATAAATGGCAAGCGATAAAGAAATTCTCGATGAGATTGAGAAAATCGTTGACACTTTCACAGCATCGTTCTATGCTACTGACAACGACGAAACTAAGCGCAGCATTGCAAGTTTTTCGCTAGGACTAATCGGCGGCACGCTTATGCGAAGAGGAAAATAATGGAATTTAACTGGTGGATGTTTGCCGCTATCTTTATCGGCATTACGTACATTAATCATGTAGTCGTGCCGTGGGCAGTGAATTTTTATTTTGACCGCAAGCAGAGAAAGAACAAGTAATGGACGAGACTAAGCTTATCGAAATCCTTAAGCGCAAGAACGAAATCAAGCGCCTGACGGAAGAGATTGAAGAGCTAACATCAGAACTTGGACTTGCGTCTATGCCGGTCGGCGTATACACTGCTGATACAGTGAACGCTGAAATTGTAATTTCACCTAACGTTCGATTCAATTCAGATATCGCCACTGAAAAGTTTCCGCTCGGCCCTAACGGCGAGAACATGAAGTTGTATTCTGCTGTCGTAGACAGTACACTGGCTAAGAAATATCTTACCGAGGAAGAGTACGCTTCATGCCAGAAAGTCTTCCCCAAAAACAAAGTTGAAATTAAACTGAAGGCGTAGTATGATTGACACTCGACTGTTAGATAAAATCTATCGCGAAGAGCATGCTAAAGTTTTGGCTAAAGGTGTGGGAGATTTTGAAGCGCACCGCATAGCTTTACTACACGTCTACGACTACGGTTACGGCGAAGCTTACGCACGATACAACAAAGAGGCAGAGGGAACAAATGGTTTATAGTTTTGACGCAGGAATCGAAGACGTGGAATCGTTAGACACCTTCGACAGTATGACACTGTACGGCCCATCAGGTGTAGGTAAGACTAACCTTGCAGCCAGCGCAATTCATGCCGGATTTAAGAACGTTCTCATTGTTGACATTGAAGGTTCAGCTAAAGGTGTTGGTCGCCTTAACCCCGGCGTAAAGCGTATCAGTGCGCCAACTTTCCAGCACCTTGAGCTTATCAAAGATGAACTACTTGCTAACCCTAACGACGTTGACCTTGTGGTGTTTGACACTATGAACCGCGCCGGTAAGTTGGCAACAGCTAAGTTCAAAAACGATCCAGCTAACCGCGCCAACAAATTCGGCGCGTGGGATGACTTGTTCAACTGGACTAGTGATTTCATGTGGGACTTCCACCACTCACCAATCCCAACCGTGTTCATTTTCCACGCGCTGGATGAGAAGAACGAACAGACCGGCGCTGTCAAAACAATTCCAAAGTATCAGGGATCGTTCAAAGAGGAAGTTCCCACAGTTTCTGATATAGTGGGTTACTACAACTACGAAACAGACACTGACGGTAAGCTGCGCCGCACGCTGTACGTTGGTGAAGCTCTTGGTCTTGTTACGAAAAACCGTTTCGGTCTGCCAAGCAAAATCTATGACCCAACAATTTCAGTAATCAACCAGTTAATCGAAGAAGCGAAGTAAGGAATAAAAATGGGTAGAGTAATTAACGTAGGCGATAAAGCCTTTGAGGGTGGCGGAGATTTCAAGCCGATCCCACACGGAACCAAAGTTCAGGCAACCGTCTTCGCCATCGAAGAGGTAGCTGTCAAGTCAGGTGACAACGCTGGTAAGCCGCAGCTTGTTGTTACGTTCAAGGTGCAGGCTCCCGGCGAAGAGTATAATGGTAGAGAGATTCGCTACCAGAACATTCCGCTGTACGACGGGCCGGGTGCATGGAAGCTGACCACGTTCGCGGAAGCTGTCGGCTGGAAGGCCGGTAAGGGTGCAGGCGTTGAACTTCCTGACAACCTACAGTCAGTGCTGGGTACACCGCTCACTATCAAGGTGAACGAAAAAGCCCCGGATGCGCAGAAGCGTATCTTCAATGAAGTCGGGGGTTACGCTCCCGCAGGTGTCGGCGGTTCAGCCGCACCAGCAGCCACCAGTGCTGCGCCCTCATGGGGCGGGTTAAACGGTAGCTAGAACGCCGCCGCTCTTGCAAAATCGCGGGGAGGGGTCTTGGGAAACCAACGCCCCTCCCTTCGTCCACTCTCGCTAGCCCAAATGGTAGAGGCGGCACCTTCAAACGGTGTGCGATCTGAGTTCGAATCTCAGGTGAGAGACATAGACATTTATAATTCAAGCTAAGGGTAGGTTATGCAGACACGCGAATTCTTTGAAAGCATCTTCGGTGCTGGCGAGGGTTACGCTGTCCTAACCACTGACCTGTCAAGCAAGGGAACATTCTTCAGCTACCCTGTGCAGCTTGACGATATGGTACGCTATGCTGACACCAACGGTGTCAACCAGCAAGTCTACTTCAGTCCTGTGCTGTTCAGCCAGCCGAAACGTGAGAAGATTTATGCCAAAACAACAAGCGTGGCTTACGCGGACTCAGACGTTTTTGATTTCAATGCTTATAAGATTGTACCTAGTCTCACAGTCCAAACAGCCGAAGGTCGTACACACAATTATTGGTTTCTTGACGGGGATTATAACCCGCATACTATTGCACTACTCAATCGTCGTGTCCATTGGGCACACAAAGACGAGGGACTAGATAGAAACTTTGGTCACGCAGCTAAGATGCTACGTGTGCCCGGTAGTCTTAACACTAACCGCGACAACTTCAGGGTCACAGTAGTTGTTGACGGCACTGCTATCTACTCGTTAGCAGAACTCGAAGCCGCCTACCCAGCAACAGATGTACCCGAAAAAGTGTACGGCACAGATAAGCCGCTTGACACAGCGAAACTACCTGACAGAGCAACCCTGCTCGATAAAATTTCTGACGACCGCACGTTACGCAACCTGCTTTTTGACGAGCCAATCCCCGGTCGCCGTTCGGAAATGCGATACAAGCTCGAAAGTGAACTGTTCCGCTATGGGTTCAGTGCTGAAGAGGTTTTGGTACTCGTGTGGGATGCCCCTTGCTGTAAATACAAGCAAGAGAATCGTCCGCAAGAGCATCTTTGGAAAGAAATTCTCAACGCCGAAGTTGACCCCGAAAATCAGCCGCCTGTAGACGATGGCAGGCCGGTAGATTTAGCGGCTCAGGCAGCATCCTCGCTTGACGGTGATGCTCTTATCAACATCTACGAGACAATCATTCCTGCCGACTTTCTTACAGCAGAAGAGCGCGCGTCTTTGCCAGTCACATTCATTGACAAATACGAGGCATGGGCAACCAGCCACACAACTAGTCCTGCTAAGTATCACCGCATGGCTGCCCTTATGCTTATGTCATGTGTGTATGCAGAGTACGGACATATCCCGTTTGACTTTGAAGAAACAAACCTTGCTGTTTGGGTAATGCTGTTGGGTAATACAACAGTTGACCGTAAAACTACTGCGCTCAAATACATGACAGGTATTCTTGAGTCACTTGAGACACCAGATTACACTTACGACATTGGCTCTGATGTAACGCAGCAAGGTCTGAACAAGGCGCTATCTGAGCGCCCGCACCAGTCATCACTGCTGCACGCTGACGAAGTCCAAGACGTATTCCGTGAAGTATTTTCACAGGGTTATCTTACGGGTCTTGTAGGTTACTGGACGCAGCTTTACTCCGGTAAATCTCGCGGTACATTACGCAGCACTGGTGACAAACAGGTTATCAAATCTGTGCCAGTTAACTTTCAAATGTATCTAACCGGTATTGTTACGCACGTTGCGGAAGCTCTGACAATTAAGCACTTCGAGTCGGGGTTCCTTACACGATTCTTGTACACGCTGGTTGAGCCGCGCCCGTATGAGCCCCAGAATGATCCGCTGAAACAAAGCGGAGCTACAACAGCAGGTTATGTTGACCCCGTGCGGGAGAGTCTAGTGCAGCACCTTGCAGTGGTGCGTAATTTCTGGGGTATGCGAGGTAACCGCAGCCAGACAACACCTATTAGATTCAGCGACCCGGCCTTGGCCCGGTTGAACGAATTCAGTTTCGCTGTGAAGAAAATGATTATGACAAGCTCACGCTTTGAAACTCTCAAAGGACCAATTGAGCGTCTTGTCATTAGTGTGGCAAAGACTGCTGCACTGTTTGCTATGGATGACAAGCGTCAAAACATTGAGCTTGATGATGTATTGTCGGCTATTGACTTGGCGGAAGATTGGTACGATGATTTACAGAAGATCGCTGCCATGATTTCTGAGTCCGCTTGGCAAGCTGACCTTACCAAGCTTGAGAAGTTCATTCTTCAAAAAGGCGGCAAGGTTAGTTACGAGCTTGCATACAAGCAGTTCGATGACAAGCGCCCGAAAGAGTTCCTTGAGCTTGCTGACGGACTTGAAGACATGGGTAGAATCATTCAGCGTAAAACTGGACCTGTTGCTAGAACCTTGGAGATAAATTTTGCAGGTACAACTGAGTAATGCTGATTATGTAAAGGCAATGACAGAGGCAAAATACCTTTACGAACGCAGCAAATTTATGTCAAAGCAGCAACGTTACGAAGCGTTAGTGTCGCTGAACGAGTGGGGACTGTTCAGCACAGGTCATCTGGTGCAACTGTCAGGTTGGTCTGCCAGTACCATCAGAGGTTTTGGCATTGAAATGCCACGCAAAGGTACCGGAAAGTTTAACCCGAAGAGCCTTGACACCTTGTTGCAGCTACGACTAAACTTAAACAACGGGCGACCTATCAATGTTCACCTGCTGCATGGCGCAATTCTTGACGGTAACTCACGTAGAATTGTTGCTAAGTTTACAGGTCTTACGCTTTCACAAATTTCTAGGAGTCTCAGTGGTTATACAGGTACCGATTTACTCTGAGCAACCCATGACTCAGGATGCTTTTGATATTATCAAAGGTGTCATCGACCAATACCCGCCGAACACCTTTAGAATTCATAACCTAGACCCCAAAAACTACGCCTCGTTTAGTGGTATTCACGAACCCAGAGTTTTAATCTTTGGTACTATAGTTGATCCTATGGGTAGAATTGCCTTAAATGCCATACAAACAGGCAGCCAGCTTGTCCACACTTACAGCCTTGCGCAAATATGTACAAAAGCCAATGCTGTAAGCGTCCTGAAAGCCGCCCTGAACCAGTTTTATCTACCCCAAAAGGTTCACCCTACCAGAGTTATTCAGGGTGGCTTAGACAGGTTTGACCTTGACAAGCCAATTGCAGTAGACATTGAGACTGCTGGTGACCTTGATAAAAAGCACACGCCTGAACAAGTTGACATTCTCTCGATCAGCTTCTATCAAGAGGGTATGTGGGCGTGCTGGGATTTCAGAACGCCCCTAGAAATGGCCGCTGTTAAACAGTGGCTACGTAAAATCAAGTACCCTATTTGGCATAATGGTAAGTTCGATATCCGTGTAATAGAAGCACGCACTGGCGTTAGAATGCCAAACTTTTTCGACACCATGCTTGCGCACCACGTACTCAACCAAGCCGCAGGACTTCACAAGCTCAAGCCACTGTGCAGAATGTATTTGGGTGCCCCCGAGTGGGAAGCTGACCTGTCTAAATGGACGGTAGGCGGTGCCTACTACGAGAACGTGCCCGCACACATCCTGAATGAGTACAACATGTGGGATGTGTACTGGACGTATGAGCTTTGGAAGTATCTTGAGCCGCTTATCTTCGCTGATGATGAAGCGCAGAAAGCTTTCCTACTGGAAATGAAGGCCGCAGATTTCCTGCTGGATGTGGAGCAGTTCGGTTTCGCTATTGATGTGCCTTATACGCAGAATCTTGAAAACGATATGGCATTTGAAGTAGACGACCTACTTTCTAAACTTCAGACGCTTACTAGCGGCGTTGTGTTCAAAACAAACAAGCTATTTAATCCCGGTTCATGGCAGCAAGTCCAAACTGTTCTGACTTCATTCTCTGGTACCGCTTACACGGACAGTACAGATGAAAAACATTTGACAAAGTATAGGGCCAACTTTTCGTCTACTCACCCTGTTGTTGTATTCATTGATTTACTGTTAGAGTACAGAGGGGTAAGTAAAGCACTCTCTACCTATGTGACAGGCGCACTGAACAAAGCCCGCAAAGGCAGAGTGCATACAACATTTCTTGTACACGGTACGAGTACAGGCAGGTTGTCAAGCTCAGGCCCGAACATACAAAACATTCCCCGCGACGCAAAATTTCGCTCGATTTACATAGGATAGATTATGGCTGACATTAATCCAAACAAAGTAACGCCGTTCGACATGTGTACATGCAGTAAATGCGGCCCACCGTGGCGTGATCCTGAAGTGCCGTGGGTGCGGCCTGCTGACCCTTTCGAAGCGTTTATGCAAGGCGGGTCATGGATGACACTATGCCCTGAGTGCGGCAACAAACGCTGTCCCGGCGCAGTCAACCACAGATTTCCCTGCTCACACAGCAATGATCCCGCAGTGAACGCAGAGTTTTGGAAGACAATTTACCCAGACATGGGTCCGACAGACCACAACACTATTATCTGGTATGACAGTGACGGTAACCGTCACGAAAACGGTACGGGAGTTGTATTACCTGATGGTGGATGACTTGATACCTCGTAATCCTACCGAGCTTGAACTTCAAATGGCAGAAGAAATCTTACGCCTGCGCGCTAAAATCAAACGCCAAAAGCACAAAATTAAAGTGCTGGGTATACTGCTAGAAGAGTGGAGATTGGTAGGTTATAGTGCGCAAAGAACTATTCGTTATATACAGAACTATACTCCCGGTGGGCGCTGGAATACTACAAATACATTCCCTCACCACGCGCAAGACCTTGCAAACACTTATATAACTCGTGATCCAGACAAGGAAAGAAAGCAGGCAAGACGTGACGCTCTTACAAGTAGACCTCAGCCAAGCGGAACTACGAACAATGGCGGCACTATCTGACGACCCTTGGATGCTGAACGCCTTACGCGAAGGTGCCGGGGATTTCTTCGACAATTACATGATGCCCATTTGTTTCCCTAATGTTGACGTGCACAACATTGACAAGACGGCTAAGAAAGAATTCCGCGTCAAAGTAAAGACTGTGCAGTACGGACTAGCGTTTGGCCGCGAAGCTAAAGCAATTGCAGTAGAGCTTGGCATCACTGTCCGCGAGGCGCAAGCTATTATTGACAACTACTTGACAACAGCAGAGAAATTTGCTGAATGGCGTGTGAATGTCAAGCGCGCTGCAACAGACGAAACTCTCCGTGATCAATACCTACTTACACCATTTGGTCGGCGTTTTCAAAGCGAAATCATTACACACAAAAACAAGGGTAACATCGAGCGCGAAGCGTTGTCTTTTATGCCGCAGGCGATTAGCTCTGACATTTGTTTGGTAACCGCTATAAGAGTTCACCCGTGGATTAAAGAGCAAGGCGCGCACATCGTGGCCCTTGTGCATGACGCTATCCTCGTGGAAATTCCGGGTGCTGATCCTGCGGCATGGACACTTGCGGATATCATAGGTAAGCGTATACAATCGGAGTTTAGACTGACCGGAGAAGCCGTGTTCGGTGACAAAGTGCCGTACCTGAGCGAATTTTCGTACGGACGTAGTTGGGGAGATTTGCTATGAGCCGAGTACCTACAGTGTTTAGGGTTGGTGATCTTGTTTTTTGGTCCGAAAGTTTTAGCGATCCAGAAGGCAACAAAGTTAACGTAATAAGCTCTGGCACTGTGTGGCGAATTGCTGATGCAGATATCGTACTTGTAGATGATGTCAGACTACACAGCCTAGAATGTGAAGCCGGTTTTCAGGGAGACTTTTCCACAAAGGTAGGTGCTCAGCCAGTGCTCACAGCTAAACTAAAGGCGGCAAAAGAAAGTTGGTACCAGAAATGAAAGCGATAGAACTAAACGGCCTTCATATAGGTCGTCAAATTTATACCGAGTTTAAGTACAGCAACAGTGATGGTACGTTTCGCGCCAACGCTAAGCTGCATAGGTGGTATATAATTCCCAGAACTATTATGCACAAAGAAAATGGTGGTGTCAGAATTGTTGGCATGTACAGCAAGACTAAGCATGTCAAAGGCCGTAATGGTAAGTATCCTAGCTACTGGTACAACCCTTCTGACATTCCAGATACAATACCTTACTACGCGGAAGTGTTGGTGCTAGACAATGACTAAATATGTGTTAGCTTTTGATCCCGGTGGTACGACAGGTTGGTCAATCGCGCAGTATTCGGACAGCGAGCCTATGACATTTGTCGCGGGCGGTCAAATACCTAACGGCGTGGTCGGTGTCGTAAATTTTATTAAGGCGCAGGAACTAAACCAGCTAGAGCCGTGGGAGTGGGACCAGTTTACTATTGTCTCTGAGAGCTTCGTTTTAGACGGTCGAACTAAGCAACCCGACCTCACACCGGTACGCATAGAAGGCGCTCTAACGGCCTTACTGGGTGAGGGTACAGTCACCTACCAGCGCAACACTAAGAAGAGCCTAGTGGGCGACAGTGCCCTTAGAGAGCATGGTTTCTGGATACCCGGCCAGCGTCATCAGATGGATGCTAGGATGCACGCATTAGCTTGGGGAAAACTTAACCACCTACCAACAGCTAAAGCGTATTGGCCTGAGCATGAAGACTAAATGTGTAAATTGTGGCATAGTAAAAGAACATACAGCAAGAGGAATTTGCGGCAAGTGTCGCTACTATTTAATTGAATTAGGGACGTTTGAGCAAGTCGCATTGCCCTCTAAAGCTAGAGTGAAAGCGCCAATAGGTCATACAGTTATTTCCAAGGGTTACGTATTAGAAATGACCGAGACCGGTAGGCGTGCCATGCAACATAGACTAGTTATGGAGCGCCATTTGGGGCGTAAGTTGCTGCCCGGAGAAAATGTACACCACATAAACGGGGACAAGCTTGATAATAGATTGTCCAATCTTGAATTATGGCCTACTTCACAACCTGCTGGACAGCGCGTGTCAGATAAGATATCGTGGGCTAAAGAGTTATTAGAATTCTATGGAGAATAAATGAAGTTTCACATTGGCAGTTACAAAACATTTAATACCAAGTGGCACGCGCCTTACTTTCTTAGGGGTTCTAAGATGATGGGTAACGCGGGCTGGCAGTTATCCGTTATCATAAGCTACAGACATTACTATATCGGAAGATGGTACGAGGACTAAAATGAACATATTTAGTATCATTGGGTGGGTTGTTTATAGTCTTTTTATGCTGGTGGTGTTTATCTTTATCGGATACACGATTTGGTACGACATTTTCCACCCAGATACTCGTACTACCGGAGAAATAGAGCAACAAGTCAAGCAAGAGGAAGACTATGGGTACCGCTAAAATGGGCGCGCTACGCATGAAATTAGGGCTTACATACGACAGTGGAGTAACCAACGGACATATCTCTGACATTTATATTTGGAGAAACGAAATACAAAACAGCCCCAACGACACCATGACATATTATGCTGCTCGCGTAGCTCCTGACATGGTAGAGTACGAAACCGTAGAAGGCCTAAACTTTATGGGCAGCGCACAGATACACAAGTATATTACAACGCCGCATGTGACGTTCAACCACAAGCATTCTGACGGCGCTGAAATATGTCTAGCTCGCGCCATCCTCGCCCTACAGGAAGCTGGTATGAATGTCTGACGCAATAAACCCTAAACATTACACTAGATTTCAGGGCATAGAGGTCATAGACTTAGCCGAACAACTCAACTACAACAGAGGAAACGTTGTAAAATATGTGTCAAGGGCTGGCGTAAAAAATCCTGACACAGAAATAGAAGACTTGGAAAAGGCCCAATGGTACCTACAGCGAGAAATAAAACGCTTAAAGTCTCAGGAAAGTTCGCAAACAGTTGCTGCTTTAGCCACGAAGGTGTAGCCAAAAAATCTTATGACAGCAGAGAAGCCGCCGCTAGAGGCGCTAAGCCAAGAAATTATGAAGTATATCCCTGTAGAGTCAACAGAGGTAGCTTCCATGTCAGAAAACGACAAGGCATTCGAGGTCCTACGCGGCAATACATTCGGGATTCTCGAAGAGAGCGGGACTACCGAAGAGAAAATGGTAAGGTTAGTCCTGTTGTTACCTATGGCGTTTCAGATGATGGACGAAGCCCGGTCAACTATCGCAAGGCTGAGAGAAGAGAACGAGAACTTATTAGATGAGCGAAAGAATCAAACGTAATCAGCCTTGCGGTTACTGCATATCAGAAACACACGAGCTTTGCAACAAAGAAACGATTCGACAATCAGATCAAGCTGCACTGGTGTGCGGCTGTAAGGAATGCAAACATGCTTAGACTTCGGGTGAAATTTCGTCGTCAACTTGGCCGAATAGTGATGCTTCTAATGCGCGGTAAAGTAGGAACCATACTGACTTATCGGGATGATGCCCTACAATAAAAACTTCTTCGTCAATTGTAATTCTATAATCAATCATGCCGGTTACCGGGTCTGTACCAATAGGCACAGCTTCAAAGTAACCGGCATTTTTGTCGGCTACACGCGCGGTGAACCACACCGGTTGGTTAGCATCGTGTTCGTTCAAAATCAAGTCCTCTAGTAGAAAGTTATGTTCTTGTTATCATTCTACCATTTTGATTTTGCAAAGTAAAAAACCCGCAAGTGGTGGCAGTTAGCTCACCGAGCTTGCGGGCCATAACGTAGCCATTCGCAGATTTGAACTGCGGACCTCTGTGTTATCAGCACAGCGCTCTAACCTACTGAGCTAAACGGCTTTAATAAGGGCTGTAGGGACGATGCCGACATTTAACTACCGCCATAGGTAGCACCCAGTACCCCTAGCAGGATTCGAACCCGCAACCTATGGCCTAGAAAACCGTTGCTCTTCCATTGAGCTATAGAGGCTTGCTATTAAATTATCAAGAGGTAGTGACCTGATTCGAACAGGCGTACAACTGGTTTGCAATCAGCGCGCTAGCCACTCACGCACACTACCGTAGTCCCACAGGGAATTGAACCCTGTCCGTGAAGTTATAAGCTTCATGCCGTCAAACCGTTCGGCCCTAGGACAGTGCCCCCCGAGAATTTCGAAATCTCGACTCTTCCCTTAAGAGGGGAATACTCTGCCTCTGAGTTAGAGGGGCGTGTTATTAAATTATCAGAGCACCCCACCGTGGATTCGAACCACGCCCTACGAGTTCCAAAGGCTCGCGTGCTGCCGCTACACCAACGGGGTATGTCAAGCGCTGCCCACCCTAGATTCGAACTAGAAATAACTGATTCAGAGCCAGTCGTGTTGCCGGTTACACCAGCGGGCATTGTCGGTAGGGTGTTTCTTCACTGTGATCTACTGTCTCCGTTATCGGGAGCGTCTGAGATACCTACCACACAGCCTTTCGTGCCCTATGAGAGATTCGAACTCCCGACTCTACGCTCCGTAGGCGCAAGCTCTTCCGCTGAGCTAATAAGGCATTGATATTTAATTGTAAAGCTGGAATGGTAGGATTCGAACCTACGACCAAGAAATTAACAGTTTCCTGCGCTGCCGCTGCGCCACACTCCAATGTTGTACGGTTCATTATGCTTCATGCGTTGTACCATAAACTATCAGCGCCGGATGATTACGAGTATCCTTTGACTCGACTATACCACGGAATGTAAGTTCCTGTATAGTTCTTAGCTTCAGGCTTACACCATGCTAAGACGTATTGCGTAGTTCACCAGAGAATCGGACTCTGCGGAGCTTCCGTGTAAAGGATGCTTGTTCCCAGAACGTGAACCGGGGCCGAATGTCAGACTCGAACTGACCACCTGATATTTACAAGATACCTGCTCTACCTGATGAGCTAATTCGGCATGTTATTTAGTTATCAAGAGCCTTATGCGGATTCTGCCACCGCGAACCTAGTTTGGAAGACTAGTATGTTACTTCTACATCAATAAGGCAAGATCGGTACGTTGCGGAAACCTTAGCTTGAATTGCACCAGTCCGGTCCAACGTACCTAACTCTAGCACAGAGCGCTCCGTGTGTCGAGTTTGTCCCCCCAGAGAATTTTGAAATCTCGGCCCTCGGATTAAAAGTCCGGTGCTCTGCCTCTGAGCTACAGGGGGTTAGTTATTATTTAGTTGTCAAGCGGAACCAGAAGGAATCGAACCTTCGCAACCGTGAGGCTGTACACCTTAGCAGGGTGCTGCATTACCGCTCTGCCATGATTCCAAATCTAGGTGTCGGTGCTGTTCTGGAACTCAGGGCTTCCTAACCTATTGCGGAGACAGAGGGACTCGAACCCCCACAACCTTGCGGTCATCAACGTTTTCAAGACGCATAAGCTCTCCCATGCGTGTCTCCATTTGCTGTGTGTAGTTATAAAAATAGCCTACAGGTTTCCCTATAGGCTGTCAAGTAGTTCTAAGAACTTTTAGGCAGCAAACAGGGCGCGGACAGTATTACCTATGCCCGAGCATTTCGTTTGCTGCTTAATCATCATTCTCCTATTATACACTAAATGAATCGTAGTGTCTACCGTTTCTATGCGGTAGTCCTCGTCCCGCTTCCCCCGTACCAAACAGGGAGCGCTTACGTGTGCAGTATACACCACTTTTTGCTAGAGAGAATCGAACTCCCACTTCCGGGTTAACGGCCCGGCGCGCTTCCACTACACTATAGCTTTTATTTTCCTACGAGTAGCCCATAAGAGATTCGAACTCTTATACCTTTCGGCACTAGTTCCTAAGACTAGCGTGTATACCATTCCACCAATGAGCCATATGTTTAATTGTAACGTACCTGTCAAGGGACTCGAACCCTTACTGAAAGCATTTTAAGTGCTGTCCCTCTGCCATTGGGGTACACAGGCATGCGTGCCCCCCATTGGATTCGAACCAACAACCCTCGGCGTTTCAGACCAATGCTCTACCGTTTGAGCTAAAGGGGCAAGTGCAGCAGCAATAGGGAGTTATTCAGTTAGTCCCGTTGCAACACTTCAGCTACTGCGTGGCGCGTGAGAGATTCGAACTCCCGTAGCATTACACATCTGATTTACAGTCAGACCTCGTTAACCGCTTGAGTAACGCGCCGTTATTTAATTATATCACTGGCAAGACTCGCATTGCAAGGCTTCCATAGGATCAATTGGGCAAGCAAATCCGTCGATGTTCTCTGTACTGTTATCCATTATACTCCACTGACTAAAAATAGCACAGGGTGTACTGTGCTATCGTACTCCGTGTCGGATTCGAACCGACGTTCGCACGGGGTGAAAGCCCGGCATCCTAACCGCTAGACCAACGGAGCGTATCGCATGAGGGATTCGAACCCTCGGTATCTTGACTGAGAATCAAGTGGATTAACCGCTATCCTAATGCGACTTGGCGAGACTAACGGATTACGATACCGCGACCTTTCGCTCGACAGGCGAATGCTCTTCCTCTGAGCTATAGTCCCAAATTGTCCATTCGTCAGTGAGGACTTCACCTGAGGCCGCTAACCTCATGTCTTTTATCGCGCCGATTGTTGCGCTGCCCGTTACCGGGAAGTGGGGCGACTAGTGGGGATCAAACCCACGTACAACTGATCCACAATCAGTGACAATTATCATTCTGTCATAGCCGCAGTCCGATTAGAAGGATTCGAACCTTCGACTTCATGCTCCCAAAGCGTGCCGCATACCTCTTGCGTATAATCGGTTGTTGATATTAAGTTGTCAAGTGGTTGCGGTGACGAGAATCGAACTCGCACTGTACAGCGTATGAAACTGTTGTCCTACCGTTAGACTACACCGCGTTGCGTGGACCTAAGGAGATTCGAACTCCCATACACACTGCTTGCAAAGCAGGGACATCCCTATCTAGTCATAGGCCCAAGTATTTAGTTATTCAAGCTGGCAAAGTGTGAGAGAATCGAACTCCCGCCAAGAGATTTGGAGTTTCTTGTGCTGCCATTACACCAACACGATACGTCAGCTTGAGTTATCTATTATACACTATTTTGTATCCGCATGGTAGTCATAATATTCTGCATCCCCACCAGTTTCATTTAGTGCTTTGCAGAATGAACAACTTCTAGGATTCAGTATACACACATTGTCACAGTGTGTGCAAGGTGTAACGCTAGCCAAGTCTAACTTATTCCCGCACCGACAGATTCCGTCAACTTTCATCATATTCGCACCGCCACAAATACGCCGCTGTTGACTAGGCTGCTGTAGTCTTCAGGCCACAGTCTTAGTGTATAAAGTATTCCCGGCTTATTTTCTTCGCGTACAGAATACATTCCAGTACCGTCCATGTACACGGTACTCGTAGGAGCAATGGTTAGTATCATACCTTAAACTCTACACCCTCATACACGGTAAGTCCATCATCAATCTGTACAAGGTTCACGAAAAACTCACCGGTGTCCTTATACTTGATAACCGCCACACCCTGCTGCCAATTCTCGGCTACATAAGCTGGCTTACTGTCAACACCAATAGCACCGTGAACACTGGGCACAGCGCCATCAACACGGCACAGGCAACCGGGAGAAATCGCCATTGAGCGAATCTTACCCAAACGATCAAAGGTGGTAGTAGACTGAATCTCTAGTCTGTGTGTGTGTCCGAACACTGTGCTGATGTGGGGTAGAGCGTTGGTGTAGGCTGCTGCCGTTGACCCTCCACTGCGAACTTTGTCGCCATGAATGGCACGAAGATCATCTGCAACCCAGTGAACCCCAGCAGGGTAGCTATCAATATATTCCACGGAAAGCTCATCAAGGCGAAGCAAATAAGGGAGAGACATAACAGGCCAGCTTGCAGGCATATTAGCGCGGCGAATACCAAAAGCCGACAGTGCGTTAATCTCCACGAAGTTTTGTAGTCGTCTGTCATGGTTACCCTCAATAAGAACGACGCGAGCATTGGGAGCAACCGCACGCTGTTCGGCTAAGAATCTATGTCCACGGTCAATCGCAAGCTGTGTGGTGTTAGCGAAAGTGGCCTCTTGCGCCCAGCGTGATTGTGTAGGCAGGTCAAGGAAGTCGCCAAGGTTTACAACCTGATCGACACCATTTTTAACCTCTTCATATGCTACGATTTGTAGCGCAAGTTCCATTGCTCGCTCATCGTGGAATGGATCAAGCGTGCCGTCCTCGAATTTACGGTAACCAATTTGCGGGTCTGGCAGGAAGATAGCTGTCTTCCATTCAGATTTAGGGCCGAAGTTTTCTCGTAGTTGACTAAGCTTCAGCGTTACAGCCACAGGCTGCGCGGGCTGGATGACAGGCCACTGCGGCTCATCTGTGAAAACAAGTGGACGTGCGAATAGGTTTTGTCGGCGGGCTTCATTGACGGTAGTCTTACCGACACCCAGAACTTTTGCGGCTTCTCTACCTGACAACCCTTCAACACGTTTCAGGTCAGCCTCAGTTAAAATGCGAGCCATTGTATCCTCCAATTAGGTAGGCGCGCTTACTATTTTACATGACAAAGGGCACGTTACATAATCGTAACGTGCCCTTTGCGCTGCCGGTCAAGCGTCCCCTGTCCAGCTACTATTCTACTTGATTAGAGAGCGCTGCGCAACATCCGACACACCGGTAGGCTTGTAAATACCGTAGTGTAGACTCACAGCAACGATAACAGTGCCTAGACCAGCAAGTAACGCCGCTCCAAGGTTGTACGCTGTGCCGTTAGCTAAAGCTGCGCCAAGCTCGGTTAGCAAGTTAATGCCAAACGAAAGACCAGCAAGCAACCCAGCTTTAATACCGCTGTGTGTGACGTAACGAGTCACTAGACCAACGAGCACAGGGATTACGATACCTGATAGGATACCGATAAGCTGTGCGATTTCTAAGTTAAACTCAATCATTATTTGTCCTTAATGCGCCTAATGGGGCGCGGTGGTATTGGAATTGTATTTTCAGATAAGGCAGAAATTAAAACGTTAGAATATTCCACTTCGATAAATAGCTTAGTTTCTAGCTCATCTACTTTGGCTTCAAACTCTGTCCGCAGTTCCGCGATTTGCTCTTTGGCACTAGTCTCGACTTCTGACAATCTTTTTTCTAGTCTGTCGATATACTCCCCCTGAGAATCAGCAAGTTTACCCAGACCTGTAATACCATTTTGTTCTTTAACTAAAGCGTCACCCCGGACACCGCGACGGCTTGCATATATACCATTCACGATAGATGCGCCAACAGCGCCTGTAAGCGCAACCAAAATAAACGAAATTATTATCGCTGCAATATTACCTTCAACTATAAGATCAAACCAGTTAGGCATTATTATTTACATTCCTAACAAGCTCACGATTTTTTGCTATCAAAGTTACCTGCTTAGCAAACAACAAAGATACTAGAACAGCTATACCTAAAGCAGGGCCATAGGGTGGCGCTAAGCCATCTGGTACCCCCACGCGCTCAAAAAATAATCCCCAAAGTGCCACATCATAGCACAAATATCCAGCTACGATGAACCAAAGGAAAACAATTTCTAGGCGGTAATCCGGCTTGATTACTGCTATAAGCGCGCCTACTGAGCCCGCAAAAATAGATAGCCCGTAGCCGACTGTGAAGTGTAATGTAATGATATCTACAATTGCAGTCACAGGAAACACTGTAGTCATAAGCCCCATTAAACTTGACAGAGCATAGACAACAATAAGTAACCCACGATTAATAAGCATTATAAAGAAAGACGCTCACGTTCACGACGATCATCTTCGTCGTTAACAAATTTAGCAACTTCGGTATAGTCAATTTCCAGCGCGTCAAACTTAGGAGTTAGAGACTCGACAAGCTTAGGTCCTAACAGTTCAGCTATGGCCGATTCGTCAACATCTACTAATGGAGAGTCTTTGATGGCTTGCTTAATAGTGTTAACGATGGTAGCGCTATCCACTGTGCCCTGTAAATAATACCCAAGGCGGGGGACACTGTTAATTAACTCTGGGTTTGAGGCAACTTCTGCAAACCCTAACATTTGCAGTCGCGCAGCCCAAACATTTTCCGGCTGTTGCATGTATAGCACAGGTGAATACATTGAGATTGCTAAATCTCTCAGACCGGCATCATCTGTAAGTTGAAGAATTTTGTTTGCCTCTGCAAAAACGATAATAGTTTTGTTAGTTGCGGGGGTATGAAGCATCACTGGGAGCATATCAATTTCCTTATTATTAGGTAGCGGTTTAACATCCCCACCGGCAGTGGATGATGACGGAATAAGTGTGCCGCCAGCATAGTTTCTAGACCAGCCGCGATAGAAGTGACCTGAACGTTCTAGGGTTTTGGTCATGTTCGATACGGAACTAATATTTAGCGTATTAAAAGATTGACCAACGGTGTGCCCGCCGCCTTCTAGGTCTATCACAACATGACCATGCCCTAGCGGCCCCCCACCCCAAAAGTGATAAGCGCCAATGGGTGCAAGATTGAAATTATTGTTTAACGGACCTGAATTATTTCCAGCGATAGTGGCAGTTCCGAAAGGAGCATCAGGCCATTTTTGCCATCCGATCCATTGACTGAAGGTTCTAACCGCTACGCCACACCATGATGACCAATCAACGGCATCTTTTGGTACATTGTATTTTGATGGAAGGCTTTTAGGGGTAACGTAAAGCCTCTTAAATTCGTTGAATTTTTGAGTTAACAAAACGACCCCTTAAATATTACTGTTGAAGCCGTAGACTACCAGTTCACCGCTAAGTGTCCCGCCAGATTCTCGGTAGATAGTAAACCCGTCATAAGCGGCGGCCACTTTGTGATTTCCTCCGCTGAACATTGCCGATACGGAAGTTCCTGCCGCGTTTGACGATTCTCCTTGCGTCTGGTAGCGAGTAATCGTGGCGGCTGATACTTTTCTTAACTCAACGCGGGAAGAACCCACTTCAAGGTCTGCATAGCTGAGAGGAATGTAAGAGTTTAAAGCTCCCACGCCCGTGACGGCAGCGGCAGCATTATGCACACCTTGAGTTGTGTAGTCTAGACCGGTGGCATCAGTACCGCCAGAGCGGAACCGCAAGAAAACGTCGGACGCTGCACCCGAATCCCATTCTATAAGAATCTGGTTGCGGCGAAATGCGGAATCAAAACAACCATTTACGCTAACCGTTGTCGAGCCAGTAAAGGTAACCAAACCTCCGGCAGAAAGCACAACCCCTGACCCGGCTACGCCTGCCGGAACCGCAGGGATAAGTCCAGCACTGATCGCACGCCACTGTGCGCCATCATATCGATAAGTTATATTGGTGTCTCTCTGATCCCCGACATCCCCCTCGGACATACCAGTTTGGGCGATTCGAGCCGCAGAGTTATTCCACTTATAAGAATGGACGGAGCGGCTGTTCAGCGCCGCCTGAATACTTGTTGCCTGAGTGGCTGATTCGGTAATAGGGTTCCCCGGTTGGGAAGTATCAGTGAAGTATATATTATCTGGTGATGTTGTCGGCATTACTTACCCACCTGCGTAGACAGAACTTTAATCAAATCTTTAAGTTCATTGATTTCTTTCTCCACTTCGCGGACCCACGGCTGCATTTCTGCGGGGGCGTAAGAAGCTTGATTATTTAAAGTCATTATTATATTATACCATCTGCTACAGAATCGTCCTTAGCGGCTTAATCAGGACATCTTTGGCAGGGTGGTCACCCCACACGTTTACGTAATCCCCCATAGTGGCGCTTCCAATAACAGCCACAACGTCAGCCTGCGTGGTATGGCGCACAGCGTCGATTTTAACTGTAGACTTGGAAAGTGTTACATCGATCACACGGTATATTGCTTCTTTAAAAAGAAAACGAGAACCTTGAGTTAGGCCAAAAGATTGAACCTGAGTTGTGGGAATGCTGAATGACAGTTTAACCTGTGGGCTCAGAACTTGCTCAGAGGCCCAAGAGCCTCTATCGTAAACCTGCGACAAAGACTTAATAAAGATGTTGTCAATATCTTTGGCTACCTCTTCTGGCGTTGTACTTTCAGCATTCCCAACATACAGATTAATCATTTCTGGCTCCATGAAAACGCCTCTACCGTAAAACCCACCACCCACGATTCGGTAAGGACCGGGATAGCCCGGAAGCAGTGATCTAGGACCTACAATTGTTGTAACAACGTTTGAACTATTAGTGGGGTCAAGTTCGACTTTATAAACCCCGGCATAATCTGGGTTGTTATACCACGCTGCCTCAGGATATAATTTACCTTCTGCGTCGTATAACACAAATCCCGGTGTGCCTTTCCCGACCAGCCCCGGATCGGATAGCATTATCGGCGCATAAACTTCTGTAAGGTCATGGTTTGTTGCGGTAGTATAAGTTACTGTAGCGCCAATGTCAACAGAGATTTCCTTGCCTTCAGAAAACGCGCTATAGGCAAGCCCCAGTGGTGTATAAAAACTTTTATAGTTCTTTATGTTGACAGTTCTTGCGGAGTTAGCAGTGGAAAGCGTGAGGCTGGTGGACCCAGCAAGTGCATCCTCTATGGGGAGCACTGATGTAGATATGTCCCTAATAATAATACTGTCAGAAATTAGGGCAATCTCTACGTTATAAGCAGCGCAGAGGTCTTTGAGATACTTCCAAACATCACCAGTCCAGCCCTTTGCGATCACCGTCGGATTAGTACTAGCCTGATAAGATACTAGAATATTAGGATCGACTAAATTTATGTAGTAACTGAAAGCATCAGATAGGGTGGGAGTAAAGCCGATAAACCGGTACAAGTTTTCAGCCGTGGAAAATCCAGTTGCATTACCAACACTCGCGAAAGTTTCTGTCCTGATAAATGCAGAAACTGTTTTCTTGGCAAAGGTGAGTGGCATTTTAGCAAAGCGTTCCCCAGTCGGTGCCAAATGTGCATAAACTGTCCCGGTAACTAAATCGGTAAACCATAGCATGTCATTTCCATCAGCAGAAACGGGGCTATGATATGGGAAGCGCTCAGATGGTTCAATCCCAGCAGTGTCAAAGGTCCAGCTTGTAATATATGTTCCAGAATAATCAAATTTCTGAACTCGGAAGTTTGTAGTTTGCGGACCATCCACCACATAAACTGATCCCGGTCCAAAGGTTGTGATACTGTCCCCAACCGCGATACCGCCAAGATTGAAGAATTGACCATTTCCCGCGCCAAGTGTACCCCACTGCGTAACGTAGGCACCAGTTGAAACTAGATAAACCCTAATCCTAGAGTTAGCAGGGTCAGTAACAAAAAGGTGGGTACTGTTAACTGCCATTCTAGAAAGATTGTTATGCCCTGATATTGTTATTCCAAGGTAGGCTCCCGCGCTGTCATACTTACGTATAGTGGAAGAATTTATGTCATAAACCCAAAGGTCGTCATTTGTGTCGATAATAAAATCGTTGACGTAAATTCCACCCGAAAGCACAATAGTATTAGGTAATGTCGGATTACCGCTTGCATCGTAGGTCATGTATTGATCACCAGAGATTGCAGCTAAGCTTCCATCTGCTGGGTTCATTGCCAAATTGTCAAAATATGGGTAAACCGCAGTGTTCACCTTGTATACATCAGATAGACGAGATATGCTTTTTGCTACCCTATCGGTTGCAAGCGAACTAAGCACAGTGTCAATTGAAAGCGGGAAACTAGTATCTGTAAGTTCCGAGGCACCGTTACTGGTACCGTCAGAAACGCGACCGTTTATAGAACCCAAATCCTCGTGTGTAAAAACGGCACTAGAGTCGATGATGAACTCTGAATCAATACCTTGTTCCACTGTGACTGAAATCTGACCCACACTACCAGAACTGTCACCAATAGCAACAGGTGTTGCGTTCTCTGTAACCGACCAATTTATGACATCGCCAACAGTACCCGAACTAGTTATATCTAATTCTACAGACATTAATCCACCTCCACCAAGCTTGTTGACATTCCTTTAAGGTGACGATCCTGCATCACATAAGTTTCAGAAATTGCACCATCAGCAAACTTCATGCCGGTTGTTCCCTTTCCCGAAACAAAAACGTCCGTCGTGGGAAGTGATAAAGAATCAAGACGCGCTGAGAGGGAAGTAATCGTAACGCTATTACCCGCAGAAACTGTAGTTTGCCGCAAGTAAACTTCGACAGCCGAAAAACTGGAACCCGCAAAGGTTGCATTGTATCTAGTGAAGTTTACTGGGTTCAACGGAGTAAGCGGGACAACGGTAGCGTATGTTCCGTCAAAATTGATAGGCCTAGCCACAACTGCTGCGGCACCGATGTTGGCACCACTGTGCCCAATACTCAAAGTATGTGATGGCGGGATTGGAATAATTACGCTCGCCCCCGCTGGGGTATTGGCAGGAATGGAGTTGAGGTTAAACGTTGCCGTGCGTGACGGTTGCAAATAAGAATTGGCGGCGGTGTTAAGATATGTGACAGTAGCTAACGGTGCGACGCTTTTCCATCCTTGCTCCTGTAATGCTGGTGCTGCCCAACCGGGAGGGAAGAGGTTTGTATCGTAGTTCATAGGGTCGGCCCAGTAAACCTTGTCACCAATTCCGCGTAATCCGGTAGCGTACTCCGAGTAAACGTCAAGCCCCTCGTATTCAGTGGCATCTTGAACCGGAAAAATCCACTCGAAAACCTTATGAGAAGCTTTGGAGCGAACCACCGAAGCTCGCCCGTTTTCGAAGTTTATTGTTTCTGAGTATCCTTCGTTACGCGCAGACATGCCTGTGGCGGGCGCAGGCATCCAACGAAAATCTCCGGGTCTACCAAACCAAATTTGTCCGGCCATTAGTTAGCTCCACGTCTTGCCTGATTAGCATTATATTCATTTACACTTCTACCCACAGCTGAACCGTCAAGGTATACTGCTATTTCTCGTGCCAGAGCTTGACGTAGAATTCCCAGACTTGTAGGACCTAGTTCTACAATTCCGCTTCCGATTGACGCGACTGTAGTTGTGCCGCCGCCGACTGAACCGCCAGTAGCAAATCCGGGTAATCTACCATATTTGTTGATGTAGTTCATCACTGGTAATCCTAGTCCTTCAGCAGATTTCGCCTTGACAACATATTCGTTATTTGATAGCGCGAATATTCCTGCTGTATCGGATGTACCAGTACCCGGCCCGCTAACAGGCCCACCTGTTGCAAGCGGAACTATTTTGTTTGCAAACTGCCCAGTGCCAAGTTTTGCTCCACCACCCGGTACCATATCGACACGAACGGTTACAGACTTAGGGAAGTCTTGGAGAAGCTTGTTAAACGTACTGCGAGCAGGCTCTGTATCTACTGTAGGCGTAATAGGCGGCACCGGATTTTCACGCTGTGCTGTAATAAGCGCCTGCACAGCAGCGATACCGCCAGACTTATATGCTGCAATAAGTGCTGGCTGATTTTCTGTAAAGGTTTCAGCAAAAGCTGTGCTTGCTAAGAACGCAGCAAGACGTGCTTGATCTTCTAGTCTGAATAATTCTTCTGCTGTAAGATTCACAGCAGCGGCAGCGAGCGGTGCACCTTCCGGTCCCATTTTTGCCAGTTCGCTAACAAAAGCGTTAGCACCACGAGCGCTTAGTTCAGCTAAGTCATCGGCCCACACAGCTTGTGCGTTTATTTGTTGATCCAGCAGAGTCATAAAGTCGTAGATATTGACGGAGCTACCGTCATACCATTCCTGCCAAGAATCCTTAGAATCATATTTTTCTTTAGATTCTTCTTCAGCCCAGCCGCGTGTCTTGTCTTGCACACGTTGTATGAGGTCACCGAACTGTACGAAGCCAGCGCTACCAGAAGTAAGGTTTGTCTTAAGATTGTCAAGTTCTTCTGGGAGAAGGCCTAGCTGCGTAGCAAGCTCTTCTGCACGAGCAGTAGCTATTTCTTCAACGGCAGAGAATTCAGTAAGCTTAGTGGTAAGACTGTACACACCGTTTTCGTTCTTGGTAAGCTCCAGATTTCCGTTCGCAAGGGCTTTCCCAAGGTCTGGCATTCCTTTTATGACCTCTTGAGTAGTTATGCCAAAAGCATTAGCGACAGCAGTAAGTCTAGAGTTTAAGCCTTCTACATCACCAGTATTAGCAAGCTCGATTAACGCTTTCTGCGTGGATTCAAAATCGCGCTTTAGTTCAGCATTAACGCCGCGTCCGCTTAATAGGCTGTTCCATAAAGTGTTAGCATCTTTAGCAGCTTGAATTTGCGCAGCCGAAAGGTCTTCCGTTACTTTACCGGCTGTGTATGTTCCACCAGCATACGTTGAATAGGTCTTTGTTGTTGTAACAGTTTGCTTTGCGACCTCATCGCTGGCTTTAGCTAAACGACCTAACGCGGGGACAAAGCTACGGTCAATGCCGCGAACTTCATCAGCCCAAACCTTACCTTGTTCTGTAATATCTGGGAGGAATGTAATTGCGGCAATAACACCGGCAGCAATTGCAGCGCCTTTCAGTAGGTTAAATGCTAACGCTGTGCGGCGGGCAGCTAGTTCTGTTGCAGTTAGGCTAATCGTAGCCGTATTAGCTCTAAGCCCTAATCCGATTAAAGCCTGCTGTACGGCGAGATACCCGGCAGCAGAAAGAGCTAAGCCTGAAACTGTTAATGCTAGTACACCGGCTAGAGCCGTTAACGCTAAAACAACTACTGTGATTCTTTGTCCAGCGTCGGTCTTAACAAATTCCGTAATATTCTGAACCATTTCGGCCAACATGTCTACTACATCTTTAATGGGACCAGTAGCGCCTGAACCTAAAGCATCAAGCAAATTAGTTACGCTGTTAATTAGTAGCTGAATTTTTGAGGCGGTAGTATCCGCAATGATACCGTATTGATCCTGTAACTCTGTGGCCTCGGCGTAGGCTGTAGCTGAATCAATAAATGCGCGTGTCACGGTATCCTGCGCACCAGCTAGGCGAAGTAGGAGTGGAACGTCACGCACAGAACTAATGCCAAGATTGTTAAGCTCGATGACTGCGTTACCGCCAGCATCATTGATGCTCTCAAGTCCTATAAGGAACTTCTGGAAGATACCAGCGAATTCTGATGTACCAAATGACTTTTCAAACTCAGCAGCAGATACGCCAGAAATTCTAGCAAAGCCATCAAGTTGTTCTGTACTACCGGCAATAGCCTTTGACATTAAAGAGAAAACGCGGGTGATAGTACCGCGAGATAGTTCAGGGGCGGCACCAACCGATGCTAAAGCACCAGCGAGTCCTACAACTTGATCGGCAGTGAACCCAGCGAAGTCAGCCATTGAGCTAATCTGCGTTGAGATAGCGACAATCTGTGATTCTGTAGCAACAGAGTTAACACCGACTTTAAGAATGGAACTAGCAAGGTTTTCAAACTCATCACCGGGCACGCCTAGTAGAGCTTGGAAACGGCCAAGCGCTGTACCAGCGGCTTCAGCAGAAAGGTCAGTAGTAGCAGCAAGGCGGGCAACAACAGAAGTAAATTCGTCAAGGTCTTTACCGGCTATACCTAGTTGCCCACCAAGGGTAGCGATTTCTGTAATCTCTGAGAACGCAATAGGAATATCTTCTGTTAGGCCGATAAGTTCGTCACGAAGCTCAGAGATTCCGATTGTGCCGTCTTGTGATGTTCTAATAACGTTAGCGAAGTCACGCTCGTATTGGATAGCCACAGCAGCAGAGGCCACAGAGACAGATAGAAGGCCAGCACCCAGCACAGCGAAGGACTGGCTTACGTCATAAAGTGCGTAACGTGTTGTAGAGGCATTTTGGTTAATGTCTCGTAGACCGTCGTTAAATTTCTGCATTCTGGTGCGGCTGTCAATGATAGCGCTACCGAATGTATGATTTGCTTCCGTGACGCGGCCATAAGCTGCGGCAGATTTGTCAAGGTTCTCACGGTTTTTTGCCAGTGCAGCATCCGCAATACTCGCGGCTTTGGCAGTTGAAATAAACTGCCCTTCCATGTCGCGGTAATAGATACCGTTAGCCGACTGGAGTGAAACACTGCCCTGTTGTTGCGCCGCTGTTTCGCTAAACACACCTGATTTAGTCGGCGTAGTATTAGCAACTTTGTAGTACTCTTTAGTGGCCGCAGTAAGAGATTCAATGCCTGAACGTTGCTTTGAGACACCGGCAAGAGATTTTTCTAATTTATCGATACCGCTGATAGCGCTACCCAGCGAGCTACCGACACTTTTTAGGCTGTCGTTTATAGCGGCTAAAGCGTTGGCTGCGGTTCTTAAACTTGCGGTACCGTCAACGGCAATGTTAATGTCAACATCAGTTGAATTATCTGGCATCGCCGTTTTCCTTTGTCATTTTAATCTCAGTCGTCATCTACAATTATACCCGATTGAACTAGCATGTATTTTTCACGGGAGGGGGCTAGTCCATTGTTGTTTGTAACAAGGAAGCGCTTACGTCCGTGGTTGCCACGGTTACTTCCTTTACGCTTACTTGAGCGCTTTTCTTCCGACTCTTTTTCGGACTCTATGCGAGCGCAGGAATAACAAGTCTTTGACTTGATTTCAAATTCAACGTTTTTATCGTCACTGTGCCCAATCCATATGGGCACACCGCAGTCTGAGCACGTTTCATCTTCCAGAATTTGAAGCGCCATTGCCAACTTTTTATCGTTGGCTGACCAGCCTTCTGTAGGCTGTCTGTTTTGTAAAAGCATTACCGTAGGCGGGACTTGATAGTCTCGCGCTACTCTAAGCGCTGTTACGAACCCTCTGTTGTCCGGCCAAGTTAGTACGTCCGCTAAGAAAGGGGGCATCGACCGCCTCATCGAAGAGTGCGCCATTCATGGCTACGCGAGACACGCCGTAAACAATACGCATGTATTCGCCCTCTAGAAGAACGCCTTGCAGTTGCTTAACCTTTTCTACACCAACAGGCGTTACATCAACACTGCCTTCCGCATTTTCAATGCTTACAATTGCAGTAGCGATAAGTTCGTAATCACGCGCTTTTTCTTCTGGCTTACCAGAATAGTTCACTTGTGGGTCTGTGTAATGCTTAGCTGTTAAGTCTTCTAAAGCTTTGGGAGAAATGCCGCGTAACTTGATTTTAAGCGCGCTTTCAGCCACCACTTTGTCTAGTTTTTCAATTTTGTCGTTAATCTCTTCAAGCTCTTCCACGTCGTTAGTGGCGGGCTGATTACCAGCAATTGTTCTCTGCGCAGACTTTTTCTTCTCTTTTAGCGTTAACTCAATTTCATTCCGTCTAGACTTAAGACGGATGAGTTCGTTTACCGCATACGCGTCAGTAAACACGGTTACTGTTTCTTCCGGGTATGCCACACCAGCAAGGAAGCTGTTTAAATCAAACACGCCGGGTGCTTTTGCAGCTTCGATGGGGTTTACGTCTGACATTTAATTCTCTCCATAAAATTAGGGGCATGAAGTATAGCACTCCATGCCCCTAATTATACGTGATTTTTAAGTTGTAATCAAATTGTTACTATTATGGCATTGTCAGTGTAACAGCCGTGCTGGAACCTGTAGCTGCCGGGTGGCTGACTGTTACTGTCACACCTGTACCCGCAGCTACGCGCTGAATAATTCCGTTACCTTTTGAAATTGCTTTAGTAGGGTCGCTCACTGTATATGTTGCTCCACTAGTAACATCCTTACCGGAGACTGTAATCTTCAGCTTTCCGATAGCTCCGTTGGTTGCTAGAGAAAGAGTGGTTGGTGCACTGATCGGAACTACAGCCGTCTTCACGAGAGTGTGTTCAAACAGGACACCTTGTGGTAAGTAAGTAACTTCAAACTTAACACTATCGTCACCTTCTGTGTCGTCAGAGAAAACGTCTGTCTGCACATAGTAGACGCTTACATATTCGCCAGCAGCCGCTACTGCGGTTGGCAGTGCCTGTCCGTAACGAACAACAAGGTACCCATAAATACCCGGTGTCTTGAACAGCGTAAACGCCTGCTGGTAAATAGAAGCAGTGTCTGCCATGTTTGCTTCGCGGAAGAAATCTAGTGTTGCACCGAAATCGGGGAACCCGCGAGATACAGAGTTACCGGCATCCACAATTGAACGGTCGTCAACATCGGCTGAACCTGTGGAACCTAATTCAAAGTTATTCCATGCGATAGCCGCCGATAGGTTAATTCCGGCGTTAATTTCGGCTGGTGTTGGTGAGGCCGGTGTAGCAATGGATGTAACCCACCATACGGTTACGTTACCGTTAGAGATTTGTCTTGTTGGCATTATATTATCCCTTAGGCGAGTAGCGTGTAGTTGGCGTTAACAGCGCCGGTTGGCTTGAAGTTTGCTGTCATAGAAAGCATTGAACCGTCTTCAGCAATATTTGTGGGGTAGTCTGTTAAGACACCATATAGAGAAACAACTTGTCCGGCAGCGAACGCAGTTGCTTGCGCAGGGCCGATACGCTTCACAAGCCAGTAGCGTACATCTGGCGAATTAAACAGTCTAAAGAATGTGTTATAAACGCTAGAGTTGTCTGTAAGCACAGCGTCTTTTAGACCAGTTAATTCAGCTTCGTAGTTTGTGAAAGTACGAGTTGAAACGTTACCGATATCACAAACTGTCATTGTGTCATCTGTGTCAGAGTCAGTAATGTTTAGTGTGTAATCGTCAAGCACGGCACAGGAAATGTCGTTAGCCATCGTAGCGCTGTTAAGTTCTGTGCTTGTGGGTGCGGCTGGGTTAGCAATAGCGTCGTACTCTACCGCAACAATTTTGGTGTTTCCACGAAGAAGCTTACTTGGCATCTGCGTTACCTGTCTTGTTAGAAGCCTTAACCTTTTCGTCTACGTTGTTAGGCTTTTCGATTTGAATGTCAAGCTGGTTCTCAGCGTCTAGCACTGGTTTGTTGCGCTCGCTGGGTACTGGCTTCAGAACGTCAAAGAGGGCAGCAGCTTCTTCAGGGTACTCAACAATTTCTTTGGTGAGTTCGTTGTAATATCTTTTAAGCTCCATTGTATTTCTCCTGTTGATCTAATCTATTATATCATGTATACTACGCTGAATAACTCAGGTTAGTTGTGTAACGGAATACAGCCGAATGTACGTAACGGTTGACTCCAAGATCAGAGTCCACATAAATGTAGCCACCGTAAGGTGCTAGCTGTGTGCAGTCGGTCGGAATATAGCCGACGAGAACGTTTCGTATTCTGTCAATATACTGTCGTGTTACTCGGTCTATTGGTGTGGCACAATATACAGTGACAGTTGTTACTACAGTGTTATAACGTTCAGAAGCGATACCTCTATCTTTTGATTGATAGCTTGCCCCAAACACTGTTGTAATGTACGGCTTAAACATTCCGTTAGTATCCATTGGCGGCGTTACACCGTCTGGTGTATATTGTCCTTCGTATACGTCTACGCCGGGTATTGTTTTAAGCTGCACTATAATGTCATCTTGACCGGGTACTTGATCTAGTGGCATTATAGTTTCCTTAATATGCTTGCAATTTTAATGTCAGCACTTAGTCTGGCATCTGTGAGTGCGTGCATTGGCTCGTAGGTACGGTTACTGACACCGTATTCTTGGAATGCTGCGTAGCCGGGAGTACCTTTAATCCAGCCAAATCTTAAACTTACGCTGCGCTTGTTTTTGCGGGCAATGTAATCTACAGAGTCGTACATAACTTTGGTATCAATGCGGTCAAGCGAAGTTATGCGCTCTTGCATTTCTGTAACAGCTTCACGACCCACTTCATCAAAAGCTTCAGCAATTTCATCTGTTACTTGATCCGGCTTTGATAGTATGCGAGCACGGATAAGGTCGAAGTCAGGTCCAGTTACTTTAATCCGGTTGACTCCACCGTTAGGTCCGTATTGCTTCATTAGATTTTTAGGTTCGCTTCTGTAACAAGGTTAGTTCCCCATTCCATAGAGCTACCTAGTGATCCACGCACATCATACTTGTACAACATCAAGTCTGTGTTGTTTTCAGCAGACGTAACAATAAGCATGTCGTCAGTTTCAATGCCAAGATTCTTACCAGCAATTTGCACAAGAACAAGCCGACGCGCTGTAGGATCGTTTGCTATTTCAAGGTCAAGGTTAATACCATAAGGCTGTAGTCTGGCCGCGCCCTCGTATACAACCTCATACCCGTTTGTGTATGTTTCTGTAACAGGATCATATGTAACAGCTATTGCATTATTGCGACGACTTATTTGTACAACACAGTTTTTAAAACCGTCAATAGTACGAGTATGATGACTAGTCCAGCGAGGATGCAAACTTTTGCGGGCGTTGATAGGTGCCATTTAGTATCCATACCCGTAAGGCCAACTTCCATCCCACGGCGTTTCTGTAAGCTCTGGAGGGAACTCTCGCCATCCTTGACGAAAGTTAACAAGTTCAAAGCCGTGGAACTCTTCGCCAGCATCAGCGCGGTTAATGAGAAGCCGTCCAGCTTCACGCCATTCTTTCTGAGCTTTAGCACCATCAGTTTCTAAATCTTGAGTAACAATTACTTTGCTAATCATTGCTTCAGAGTTGCCAACAGCAATCATAGCAAGGCCCGCACCGCGCAAAGCGCTGTTGCCGCCTAAACGGTAAAAACGCTCAAGTTGTTCGTCAGTAAAAAGGTACTCGTCTTCAGCATTCCCATAGATAGCATCAGTATCGGGAATGAGTGTGCGAATGTCTAATACGTCTTCTGCTGCCATTATTTTCTCCAAAAGAAAACCCTCCCGGTTCAAACCGGCTTAACCGGGAACCGGGAGGGTTGGGTGCTAGGTGAGAGGATGAAACCTAGCAGGTTTCTAGATTAAGCCCACGCTGTTGCGTCGCCCTTAGATACTGCCATTGTTTCAGTCGCAATAGCGGCTGCCCCAACGTAGTGCTTCACGCGGAACTGAATGTCGTCAGTTTCGAAGCTACCCTCAAGGCCGGGTACTGCCCCGCCACCAAGGTATGCTCCACCCTGTGTCGCGATGCGAAGCTCAGGGTTGCCACGTCCACGAATCTTCGAGAACACAACGCTTGGGCGAACGCCTGCACCGTTTAGTGGTGCAAGGTACCAAGTAGTGTTGGCTGTAGCTGACTTGTCTACGATTGGTAGCCAAGGGTTCACAACAACAGTTACGCCATTGATCGGGCTAGCAACATCATAGGTACCGTTCACATCAGTTACCTGAAGTGTTGTGATTCCAACAATCTGCTTAGCAAGCTGCTCAAGTGCTGGTGGCACAATGAGGGCAAGTGAGCCGACAACAACGGGGTTACCGTTGAATGTGCGGGTGCGGATTGCACCAATGGCCGCGTTTAGGCTAGCAATTGTTAGTGCCGGGTTGTTGGCAATACGGTTACCGTTAGCTGCACTGAATGTTGTTGGGTTAGGCCCAAACGGTGTAACAGAGGCAGCAAATACTTCAGTTGCTGTGATATCTTCAGTGTTAATAGCAAGCTGCGCGAGGTCGCGGGGAAGAGTCTCAAGGACACCCCACTCGTCGTTCAGAAGCATTTCAAAGCTGAAGTTCACACGAGCACCGAACTTGCGAACCGTCATGCTTGTCTCGCTAGCTGCGAAGCTGAAGGTTGGGAACTCGGTTAGCTCAGGAACGCGGGGTAGACCACCGGCAACAGTGTTTTTACCGCCGTTAGTTTCCGGCAGGTTGCTGTAGTCTGGGAAGAAGCTGTAGAAGCTCTGTGGCTTAAGGTTCTGCACGTCGAAGCTACGAGCATAAGCTGTCCACCCGTTAGGGATAAGCTCATACTGCCCCAGCACCGCGCGGTTAGTTACCGCTTGGAATGCTGCTGGGAAGTCACTTGTTGAATGTGACTCTTCAACATAGATTCCATCAATTTCATCCTGAAGGGCACGCTGCGCTGAACGCTTACCATCTAGGGCATCTTCGATCTTACGTGAAACATCGTTCACGCGATCTTTATTTAGTCTAGCCATTATATTCCTTAGATTCCCGTCTGGACGATACGAACAATAACTGTTCCAGCGCCAGCACCCTTTGTACTAAGCGTGTAGCCGAAGAAACGGTTACCGGCACTAGTTGCGTTAAGTACGTTACCTGATGTAATGTAAACAGGCAGACCAACGCTAGCGAAGGCCACAGATGACGGTAGTCTCCATGCCCCGGTAAGGGCAACGCTTGCGTAACCCTCTTCGTTGGTTACTAAATCGCCCTCGTTAGTCTGAAGCACACCTACAAGGCCACCGTTAATAATAACTGGTGAGCCTGATAGAAGACCGTTTGTAACGGGAAGGCTTAGGTAATCGGCATCCTTGTAAACTTCGTTTTTAGCCATTACTTGTCTCCCTTAACAGCCCAGTGACGGGGTGTTTTAATTGTGTCGGTTGCTGACTCTTCAACGTCGTCAACATTTTCTTCGTCGCCTTCAACGTCTGCGCTTTCCTGCACAGCTAGTTTAAGCTTAGCCATTTCTGCGGCGATTGCCTCGGTGATTGTCTTTGCGATATCAACTGGCTCTTCAGCTTCAGCCTTTTCAGCATCTACTTCAACTTCTGGCTCGACAACAGCGGCAGCAAGTGATTCCTCAATGTCTGCAAACTTTTTGTCAAACGCCTCAAAGCGAGTGTTGTTATCGTCAGACAGCTTTTTGATAGCCTCTAGGACTTCATCCATTTGCTGCTCTTCCATTTCTATGTCAATTTCAGATTCGAGAACGTCGAGCAATTGCCCTCCGGCTCCGGCTCTGACAACTAAATCTACTGATTTAGCGCCAACCAGTCCTGTAACGATTCGACCGCTACGGCCTTCTATTGTTCCCCTGTCAGCGCGGGTTGTTGCCCGGACGGACAGACCAACTTTTTTAGCTAGGGAGCGAACACGAGCTTGCTCATGCTCAAAAATTTCGACTTCTGCTGTTAATCCACCTTTTTCTGCGTCCCACACAGCGTCTGTTACAAGTTCGCCTGCTAGATTCGCTACGGAACCGAATGGACGAAGCTCACGATCAGAAGGTGTCTGGTGGTCTAAAAAGATTGGTGTACCAGCTTTGAATACGGTTGGTCCGTCGTTGCGTAACGCCTCTTCGGTGTAATACGCTTTAGAACCCCAACCGGCTTTAATAAGTAGCGCGTTCCAACGCTTACCTGTAACCTCTTCAGGTGCTTGGGTAAGAGTAGCGGATTCTACTACGTCAAAGTTGTCCATGTCAAATTCAATTATACACTATGTTTTGACAGTTAAAATTAAATACCAGCAAAACCGGCGATTGCAACATATACACTAGTTACAGCTACGCTGGACTGCACGTTAATGGCTGTTGCAGCGGTACCGCGTAGCGGTGTTGTAAATGCTCCGTCGATGCTAGCGCCAGCAACCAGCCATGTTTGCCAAATAACTGTAACACCGTCAAGGATAGTAACAAGGGTGGGGGTGGCACTAGCGTTTGACACTGTAATGTCAGTCACATAATTACGAACACCGGCACCAGCAGACGCTTTAACAGAAGTGGATGTTGTAGTTGTTAGGGTAGCGACAGCCTGATATGTGATATCGGGTATAGCATTCAGTTTAACAACTTGGTTACCCTCAGCGTCAATTTTGAGAGTTCCGTAATCACCCGCAGCACTTGTCGGAGCAACAGGCGTAGTAGGACCGCGCACACCTAGTACAGATACACCAACATCACCAGAGGCATGCGCGGCATCTTCGGCCTTACCTAAGGCTGTAGCAGTAGTTCCCGGTACAACAGCAACAGTACCAATTGAGTTAGAACCGGCAGGCAGAGCGCCGGTAATGCTTACGCTACCACCAGCATTTGTAACCGGATAAGGCGTAAGAGTATCACCGAAGCGCTGAACCCCGGCAGCATCTGTGAATGTAAGGCCAACCACTGGGCCGTCTTGAGTTGCCATATTATAACCTATTTTCTTCGAAGTCTCAACTAATTATACTCTACTTATTAACCATAGCTTTTTTGGTAGCGGCTTTGACTTGACCACGGCCAGAATTCACTGAACCTACGCTACCGCTACGGCCTTGACCGGGAACAACGGCAGGCTTAGCCGCAGCAACCTTTTCAGCATTCTCGGCAGCTTTTTCTGCCGCAACAACAGCAGGAGCTATAGGCATTTCTTCGCTCGTAGGAACAATGCGCAGCATTTCAAGAGCTTCCTTACGTGCCTCTTCCTGATGCAGAAGACCACCATCGTATGCAAGCTGCACAGACTGCACACGACGGTGCGTTTCATCTTCATCAATGTTGCGCCATGTAACTTTTACGTCATCATCTTCCCAGAATTCAAACAGGTCAAGGAAAGATTCAGTCCACAATTTTTGCCGAGTTTCCATAGCTTTAAGTGTAGGCTGGTCAAGTGTGCTGCCGTTACCAGAGTTTTTTGAGCTTGACAATATAACGTCAAGAGAAACTTCAAGACCTGCGGCAATACCAGCAGCTAGTGGCTCACCTGTGCTGAAGTCAACCGCAGAACTGTTTAGACCTGTGGCCTCAATTTGTGTACCCGTACCTGTGAACGCGGTAGCACCCACACTAGACATTTCACCTGTCAGCGGATCGCGCACAGGTGTTGACTGCCACTGTGCAGACGCACTATTAGCGGAAGCCTGACTACCGTTTTTAATTTGGTAAGCAATACGAGCGTAAGCTTTAACCAATGTCACGTTATCTTCAAGGTACTCTTTATAAACTTTAGCAAAGTAAATTACCGGCATAATATCCGGTACACCCCAACGCCAACCAACCTGCTTATTAACTGCATCGTGTTGAATAACGTATGTTTGGTCGATTCCAGTACGTCCCCAACGCTTAGGAAGTTCTTTACCCTCATTTTCAAGCTTCTTAGCATACGCTAGGCTAGGGTAAAACAGTGTCTTTTCTGTTTCTTTAGCCGCTGCGCCTTCATCGCCAGACTTAGCTTTAACTTTCCACTGACGCTTGTAAAACCAAATCTCTTCAGCATTTTCTGGGTTAGAGATACACCCAAAAATCTGCGCTAGCGGAATTCTGAAAACAGAGCCATCTTCTTTATGTAACGCTGTGAATACGTTACCGTCTGTTGCTGCGGCGCGTTCGCGCTCCTCATAAGCTTGCTGAGAGAAAATCGTTTTACGATTCTTTTTCATATACTCTTTAGCAGTTTCGCCAGCTTTTTCAAATTCTACGCCATTACCCCAAACATAACTAATTCTGGCGTTCACCCCGCGCTTAACAAAAGGATTAACGGCGTTCATTGCTCGCGCAATTTCGCTGATCTTTTTAACAGTCTTCAGAGACATTTCGTTAGAATTCTCTGTGTCAAGTGGTGACCATCCGACATTATCGAAAGCGTCAGCTACTGCTAGTAAAGATTCTTCAAGTTCTTCAGCTTTTACTTCAAGGTCTGTAAGGCGCTCTTGTAGAGCAGCATTCTCAATAAACAGTCCACTGTCTGTTTGTTTGTTGCCGTTTAGGAAGTCTAGGAGACTTGCCATATTTTAGTCCTTTTAGTAGGGTCCGAGTAGGCTGAAGCGGTTACCTTCAGTGTCCATAAATACTCGCGGATCAATGCTTAACTTCTGCCCAACGTTGTACATACCTAAAGGACTTGAAAGTAAATCTTCAATAGGTGCTGTAGCGTAAACAACCGCGTCAGAGTGGTCAGGCGACTTAACGTTACGTGAAGCCATGTCATCTTTAGATTCAACCTGTAAAGCCCTGTGCGTGTTTTTAAAGTGGTACCGAATACCTAGAAGCTCATTTTTTAGCTTATCGTCTGAATAATCAATATCAATTGTACCACTTTGCATCTGCTCTCTTAGCGAGTCATGCCACCACGCTCTAGCATTACGCCAATGATACGAGTCCGGTGTCGGCCCGTTACCGTTCATACCAACTACTGAATAGGTGGTTTGTGCAAGGACAGCAACTTGGTCTTTGATTGGCGCACCAAGTCCACCAATGTCAATTCGGACTTCATATGCGCCGGTTTCGAGAGCAGTTTGGTGGATAAGGTTTGCAGCTTCCACGCCGTCTGCTTTCGCCCACGATTTAACGAGTCTGACACGTTTGCCTCTACGCTGCGTTTGAACCCACGAAATTTCGTTATCTTCATCAGTTAGCGACTCCCAAACCGAACCAGTTTCAACACTATATATCGCGCTAAGGTCATTTCCAAAACGCGCCACATCGACACCCAGTAGCGGACGTGAGTCGTGATCTGGCCGGACTTCTGTCTCAACAGCTTTGTTGACGACTGCCTGTGAGAAAAGAGAGTTCTCAGATTGGTCAGGGAACTCGCCCAGAATTTTAGCTTTCCAGCGTGGATCGTTCTCTGACCATTGGATACGCCAAGATTCGACTGTATCCTCTTGAAGCATTAAAGGTCGTAGTTCGTCGGGAAAATCTTTATCCAGCACTGCGTACTTATAGTGGGGACTGCTTGGATCGTTAAGAAAATGTCTGGCAAGGTTGGGTGTGTCAAATGCACTGATTGTATTGAGGTTCCATTGACTAGAGGTTTTTGCGTCATTAAAGATTTTCCCGAACTGGGTGTTGGGGTCATCTGGGTTACCGATAGCCAAAATTCTTGCATCACCTGTTGTGGTGATCGCTTCAATCGCTGTCCAAAGAGATTCATTAATACCACACGCCTCATCTACAATCACCAGCACATAACGTTCGTGGACACCCTGAAAACCGTGAATATTTGTGTCCGCAGGCTTACGTCCCCACCCAGCCTGAAACAGTGTTCCGTTGTGAACAATGTTCCATTTATCACTCGCGGTAATGTTACCCGGTAATGGTTGACCGTTTTCGGCTGAGATTTCGTGGTGTTTACCAATTTCTCGCCACAGGATACCGTGAACCTGCTGATATGTTGGCGCAGTTGTAACGACAATAGCTTCACCGATAGGGTGTGTTGCAATCCACCAACATGCAATAATGGCGGCAAGTTTGCTTTTACCAGCGTTGTGGCAAGACTTTACAGCTACACGCTTATGATTAAGCACAGCATCAGCAACTTCGCGTTGTTTACTCCACAGGTGGATGCCTAGAACTTCTTTAGCCCATAAAGCGATATCTGTTTTGTATTTAGCGTTTTTACTTGACTTACGTAAATCAGCAATAGCATCATCAAATACATTCTGTACTACTTGTTCAATGTTAGCCATTATTTATACTCCCCGCTTAGGGAAGGCGCTTCAGCAATTAGGCTTGCCCAAATCCTTTCAGCCTGTCCGGTGGGCCACTCGCGGACAACATACTGCGCATTTCCGGTATTGTTGTCAAACTTTAGCTTACCATTACTAACAATAAACTCATGGTAAGTTGTAGGAGTTAAACCATCTGCGCTGATTACACTAGGATTTAAACCCAGCGATTTTAGTAGCGTTTGTGTCTGTGGATATGCCATTAGTTCTCGATTTCCTTTGTTTCACCACTGAGTTCAAGCTGCCCAGCGTTAGCTTCAAGAGTTGACTGCGCAATCATTAACTGTGCCGCCGTCCACTCATCCCACTCATCATTCGACATAGCGTTAGGTGCAATAGCTTTAAAAGCGTTAACAAGTGTCTTTAGAGAACCAATGTACAAACTAGACTGATACTGTGTAACACGCAGCAACTCTGCTGCATCACGCTCTTTATGCAGCGCCAGCAGGTCATTAACGCGGTCCATTACTTCCACAAGGTTCTTTACGTCATCGCGGTCAGCGTGCTTCATTACACGCTGGTAAAGGGACTCAATGATTTTTTCAAGCCGGTATACCTGAATTTTTCGCTTAGAATCAGTGTCAAGGTCAAGTTCTTTATCAAGTAGCTCATTAGCTATTCTGTGAACCTGTGCAGCGGGTACGCCAAGGCGAGCTTCGATCTGGCGGGGGCTTTTGCCCTCAGCCACCATATCAAGTATTTCACCCTGCAACACACTAAGATTAGCCATAACTTACATTTTATCATGTAAATGTCAAATCCGTGCAGACAAACGAAAACCCCGCCAATTTCTCAGCGGGGTCTTCTATTCCGAATACTTCGGATTTATTCGGACTTCTTATCAAATACCTTAGCGGCTTTGATATCAGACAGCAACTGAATGTAAGCGTCAATATCGCCTTCGTCGTAAAGTGTTAAAGAATTATCGCTTTCACCAACTCTAACGCATACTACGTCGCTATCATCACGCGGCTCGATAACATAAGCCGTAACTGTGTCTGTCCAGTTAGACTCTATCCACTCATAGTCAGGGTGATCTTCCGGCAACGTGTCGTAATCTACCGGCGCGCTGGTAAGCATATCGGTATTTTTCTTACGTACCTGATACTCATACTCATGCTTCTGTGTAACAACAAAAGTGCGTGTCATAGTCTCGCTGCTTGAAAAACTATTGCGTTCGTTACGTGCTGCCATAATTTTAATCCTCTAGTCTTCTGTAATAACAATAGTGAATTTTTTAACCTGAACGATTTCCATATCCTCGTCATCATCCGGGTCTACATATTCTAACTCTACAGCAACCTGATCTTCACCGCAAGCATACGCAGTAACATAAGCACTAATTTCTTCATTGAATTGCCCGTCCTGCATAGTCAGAACTTCCATAATGTCTTTCACATACTTAGACGCAGAAACACCCATAATAACACTTACTCTCTTCTATGCCGCTTTAACTTCAGGACTTAACGTAAATACTACACCAAAATTTTTCCACATGGTAAGCGCTTCCATTTCGTCATCAATAACCAGCACAACCTTGTGCTCAGCTTTTTCAGACACACTCGCAGCAAACATTGTTTTAAACGTAATCGGAGGTACCTCCAACGTCAAAGGGTTAACCGCCAACCCGTCAAAAGGAAACGCCCAACCTTTCAGACTAGTTTTAGTCATAACAGGTTGAGCGTCCCATTCAGCATTCAGCACAGTAATCAGGGTATCGGGATGGCTAATTAAGTGCTCGATAAGGAAGGCTTTAACGACCTCCCGTTTTTGGGGGTTCTCTAAAGTCTTATAGTCAACCAACACCATATTCGCCATACAACCTATTTTAGCACTACCTGCGGCTAGGTCTGGATTGCAGCGTTAGCTCCCACACAGCGCGCTCGAAACGGGGCAGAAACTCTTCCTGAATAAAGAAAGTGTAATCCGCGATATTACCGGTGTAATGGTCGCTAAGCTCTGGCTCAAACTGTTTTGTAAATTTCATTAGCGCATCGTCCTGCATGTAATCAAACTCGTCCATTTTATTGCCCTTCAAATCCTCGTATGGTGCCCGGATTAAATCAGTAATTTGTTCAGGTGTTGCTGTACTCAACGTAGATTGTACAGAATCTAATACTACCTCTTCAAGCGTTTTATCTTTCATGTAGACAGTCTACAACTAGAACGGGTCCTATAGCAATTTTTTCTCCGATTATTTTTTGGAAAAGAGAAACTACACTAGAAATTTTTAATACAAAAATACATACACCACCCCCAACCACGCTCTCCCAGCCGTGACATTCTCTCATTATCTTCTTTCATCGATTGAACATGATTTATTCTCATTTGTTTCTCTTGCTCTTCTCATAGCCCGCTCACAGCTATCTATCAGCGTTCATTCAACTCTAATCCCTTTCATGTATACATTTATATGTCACGCTAGTACATACACCAGTACATACTCTTAACTTGACACATCCTCACCCTGTTTAGTACATGTGTTCTACACTCACACCTATCAGTGTTCATACAGCTAGTTCATAGCGTGCGGCCCTGTGCGCCCGTCTAAGCCCTTGACCCCCCTTACCCATCCGCTACCCCTAACTCATCCCCGTTCGCCCCGTAGAATCGAATCAGCCCCTTTCAGCCGCTCTATTCCGGGGTTCTCTTTACCCCACTAAACCCCCCTTTTGGCACTCTTGCTCTGCGAGTGCTAATAGTGCGACAGACTGTTCTGTCTCGTACATATGTTCTAGCTACATGTATATGTCAACGACTCATTGACTCTCATATGTCAGCGCACCTAGCTATTGATTGACACTCATATATCAATGTGTTGGTCTCTGTACTGTTCCATTGACTCACTCATACACCAGTACATACACCCCCCTGCTCGAAAGACTGAGTTTTCCTCGCCCGCGCGCGTATATACGGGGGTATTGACAGGGTGGCGCATATCCACTAGTGGAGGGGGCTATGTACTCACAATCTTGCACGGTCTGCAATGTTATAAATCCGTTGATATTTGCAGGTCAATTCTGCCTATATGCGGCTATACTGATATCAATGAGCCCCACCGGGCCGCATGGATAGTAGGAGTCGAAACGGTGGCAGGGTCTCAGGGAACGCCTAGCTAGGGCCGCGAAGTACTAGCCACCCGACGAAACCCGCGTATACGGGTCCACGGATAACCCCCGTGCTGATGAGTCCACTACACGAAAGGCAGAGCAATGGAACGCATAACAGTTGTTACAGGTAAGCAAGGTCCGGCATTCGGGGACCGTCCCAGTTATACGGTGCTAACGATTGCTGACACCGACGGTTCGGTATTCGAATCACGAGTAGGCAACTGGCCTCGGTTGGACCGTAGCGACGCATTGTGCGCAGCGTTCGAACAATTCGAGGTAACAGGAGCACTAGCAGACTGGGAGTAACCCCCCTAGACGAAACACGCTCCCACAGCGTGTCGTGCACAGATAGTGCACCTGATGAGTCTTGAAAGAGAGAATAGAATGTCAACACGTAAAGTCACTTACGCCCCGTTGGTTGCCGCCGTCGATCACGGGGTGGTTAGCCTGACGCGGGCTAGCAACATTGAGAAGAGCTACCCTGCCGACCGGGACCACGACACGCTGCCCGGTAAGGCGCTGGCAGTGTTTCTGCGCCATGACACGCCGACTCTGCCCATTCTGAACGCTATCAATGAGTTGTGGCGTGAAATTCAGCACACACACCCCGGTACCCCGCCTGTCAACATTGTGTTGCAGGCCGACACACGGGCTCATGGGCATTTCGCGCCGAACCGGTACGAAGGTGCTGCGCACCACGAGTTGATGCTTTCCACGCTGTCTATGGTGGGCGAGTGGAACACAAACGGTGGACAGGTTATCAAAACTGTTTCCACGCTGTTGCATGAAGCTGCGCATGCTTACGCGCACGCTAAAGGCATTCAGGACACGTCCCGTTCAGGGCGTTACCACAACAAGCGTTTTGCGAACCTCGCAGCATCTTTCGGTTGTGTTGTGGAGCGTGACCCCAACACGAACGTGAACCAAAACATCGGTCACGTTACGCCGGGTATCACTGATAGCGCACGCGCCCTGTATGCCGACAAAATCGAGAATCTTATGTCAGCGATCACGATTTACCGGCGCATTTCCAGCACTAACCCTTACGGCGGTACTACAGGAATTGACTTGAACATTCCGTTCACGCCGAAACCGCGTAAGGCTTACGGTAGCGCTACGGTCACTGTCTCGTGCCCTTGTGACACGATTTACCGGATTCCTCGTGACATGTACGAGAAGTCCACGATGACGTGCGATAACTGTGGGGAAGCGTACAGCATCTAATCTCTATCCAACTAGTCGAAACCTAGCCTAAATTCAATTAGGCTAGGTCTGTGTCAGATAGGCACACTGATGAGACTTAGAGAGTGAGTTATCAAAATGCTGGAAGAGCTTAAATACGACCTTGGCGAAGCCATTGATAAGGCTATGGAAGCGGATAATCCCACTGTGGATAGTGTTCTCACGGCGGTTATGTTGGTCCTAGCTCCTATTTTAGGGGATTACTTTTTAGGGGATTACTGAAATGAGAATTTCAGGAAAGCTACAGCGTGCCCTGTCGTGCCTTGCCGCCCTTGACGTGGACATGGACAACTTACCCAGCTTCGAAAAGATTTCACACAACACTAAGAGAGTAGGAAACCCAGCATGATTCCCAAGTTTTTGAAAACAGCTATGGACTGCATGATTGTGTTGGTTGCAGTTGCACTCATCGTAATTGTGGGTAACAAGATTCAGGAAATGCAGTTTGTTCCCCAGCAATTGCCCACTATTTCTATACCCGCCGAAACTCCGTGCCCCACTGAAGATAGCGATAATTGCTTTTGGGATGCGGACGTGCAGGGTAACGGGCTGGGCACGGATGTGATTTCGAAATGATCACACTCCCCAGCTTTGTACCTGTCCCACGTAAAGCGCCTAGAGTTGATTTTTCGAAATCAAGTTCTCAGGCTGGTTTGCAGGCTGTTATCTTCCGTTACCAATCTGTTATAAAGAAACACTAGACAAGACACCTTGACTCCCCGTAGTGTTTCTCTTGTAGCACAGAAATGAAAAATACCTAATCAGGAGCTATCATGTAAAAGCGACAGGTTACCCGCCTATAGGGTTGAATATATGTGATTTTAGAAACTCCGGTGAATTGCTTGTAATTCCAGAAACGACCGGACTGGTGTAGCGACATAGAAAATATATTAGTTAGACAGTCTGCGCGGCTGGCAGTGAAACAGGAATGCCCGAACATTGCCTAGAGTAAGTGTCAGTCGTGCTGATTGGCTAAATGAAACTTGAAACCCTAGAAAACTCGCAGAGGGCATTTAGCCAATCTTAAATTCCCAATAAGTCACGTAGCTATGGCGTAGTGAATGAGGGCAGTCAGGTAACAACTAAATTCTAGATATGAAATTGACTCACTGGAATGGAACGTGGAGGCAGAGAGCTAAAAGTCCCTAAAGCTCCCCATGTATGATCCTACGGGCAAGTTTTTGTAATTACCTAATCAAGAAATGAGAAATCCTGTGGCAACCTTCACAAGAGTTACAAAGACAGACAACGTGCAGCCGCACAATTCTGTTACTGTTGTAGCTCAGGACGAGCTTGTGCAGGTTTCTGTAAAACGTAGTAATTCTCATCCGTACATTGTTCTGCTTTCTCGCAGCGATTGGGATGAAATTGTAGAGGTTACGAATCGTGGCTAAGGCTCCCACTTCTAAGTACTCTACGCCCAGAAATGCTCCTACAGCGGCTAGGGTGGCAGCTAGGCAGCGTGTGAATGATATGCACAAGAGTTTGATAGCTCGGCCTAAACGCAGCCGTTTCGACGTTGACATGGATTTGCCAATTCCTGATAAAGAGCTTGAGAGTCTTGAGCTTATCCGCACTCTTGGTTGGGTTAACGGCTCAGGGGTGGGGTCACGTAGTTATGACTAAGCCTGAAAAATTTGTTCCTCTGAACGAAGATTCTAAACTACTCGATCACACAGGCGGCGGTACTGACGTGACTCATGTGTTGACTATAAAGGTTTTTAATGCTACTCAGATGTATGTGGAGCTTGAAGACGGCCATAGCTATGTGAATATTATTGTTGATCTTGAAGAATTTAATGCTGAATATTTAAAGCAGCTTGTGGGAAGGCAGGGTACCTGAATTATGGCTAAACCTAATAACACCAGTAATTTTCATAAAGTCAGAAACAGTACAGGTCAGTTTTCTAACCGTCAGCAAATTCAGGTTGACATTATTAAATCAGCTAACCCTAAGCTGTCGTGGAATGTGCATACACCGCCTGCTACCGGAGCGGTTACAATGATTGCTGGTACGGCACACAATCGTTTTGTGGCTGTTGTTCGCACTAATGGTACTTATGAGCTCGTACACTCTGTTGACCGTTTAGTCACTGATATCACGCTTGAGGATTTGAAAAATGCCTGACACTGATAAGTACGGCAGGCCGCTACGTTTTGGTATTGTCGAAACTCCTGCTGTGTTACCGTTAGGTGTTAGTAGTTCTTTTTCTCAGAATGGGCAATCACATAAATTTGATTCGTTGCTTGAGGCAAGCCTTGAGGCTAATCTGAGAAATTTAGTTTCTCCCCCAACTAAGTCTGGTTATGTGTGGTCAGCTATCTGCTGGAACACTTTCGAGGTTTACTATCACAGTAAGGCATTCAAAAATGTTGTATAACATTCGTGATTTTGGTGTGAAAATCATCAGCAAACATAAAGTTAAGTCTATTACTTTGATGTTGGAAAAACAGGACGACGAGTCTGTTGTTCTTATTAATATCTGGAATGTGCATAATGTCAGAATAGATGGCATTACTATTTCAGCAGATGAATTTGCTAAGGGTGTTTACGAAATGTTGGGAGTCAACGATGCTTGACAAATCAGAGTTGTTGGTTCTGAAAGTAACTAGTGTTGTCTTTTTTGTGTTAGTTGTGTTGTTGTGCCTTTTTCCAGAAAATTCCTGACCGATCGGTCAGTTTAAGTTTTCTCCCTTTGTGTCGCTCTAAAAGAATAATATATATATATTATTCTTTTACACATTCACATAGAGGAAAAAGCGAAAAACGCAAATTTGAACCTCAAAAACAGCAAAAAACAACCCGGAATCGCACAATTTTGACTTGACACACCCAAAAAAGTGTACTAAACTAATTAATCTACTACGTACTGACAAAATTATACAAACTAGATTAATTAATCTACTCCCGCATGCTGGTGCGGAGAAGGATTATATTGTTTAGTACGCACAAAATAATTGGTACGTCCTAAAACAATTAGTTTATGACACGAAAGAGATAAAAATGAGTAGTTTAGAAGATTTGAGCGATAAGTACAACGAGTTCTGGGAAACCAGAGAAGCTATTAAAGCTCGTCAACGTCAACAGCTTGAAGACGAGTTAGCGCCCCAACGTCAAGCGTTGCAGCGCGCCATTTTTAAGGTGCAAGCTGACTACCACTACACCGTGGGTCAGGTTGCGGAAGCTATCGGTAATACCAGAAATTTCGTTTACCTGATTCGCAACGATAAGCCGCTCATTGAAACTGACCCGCAAAAGCGCAAAGAGCGCGGGCTGACAACAAGAATTCGTCCGGTGGCTGGACTGGCGCAGAAGAAAATTGCAACAATCGAGAAGATTGACGCTGAATTGTCAAACGAAGCTACGGTGTTGGGGTGGGAGTACAGTCTTGACCGCGCAGAGCGTTCGGTGTGGATTACGAAGCTTGAGGATGGCGAACAGGCTGAGTATGAGTACCATTACAAACTGAACGAGTGGAATGTTATGACCACTGAGAGCATGCCGGAGGATTGGTATTCTGACCCGAATATGTCAGAAGCGCAGCGTTCGTTTTACCGTAATCTGATCGAAGATATTAACAAAAACGCTGTACAAGCGCCCCCGCAGACGCTAGAGTAAAGCTATGAGCTATCCACCCACATCTAATGCAGCCGTGATTCATTCAACACTGCGCTGGTATCCCGGCATCAAAGTAGAATACCGAGAAATGCTCTCGTTCACTAACGAGCTATACGGCATGGATGTGACGTTCGTGCCGGGGCGCTGGAACCTCATCGACGCGCACTTTGAGGCTGCGAAATCCATCCCTCACATCGAGGCTGATATGAAGCGCGAAAGCGCCGCGTATCGGGCAGTGATGGACGCGTTCAGCTTCCACATGCAGGACCACATCATGACGCTCTCGCTCAACATGCACCGCGCCGCCGAGGGCAAGAGTCCAGCAATATTCGGCAAGACCCCGCGCGAGGCGGTGCTCTACGAGTTGAAAAACTTCGTCAACATGCGGGGCGAGTTCTACTTCGTATCTCGTGCCCTGTCTCAAATGCTGCGCGAATCGGACCAGTGGCTGGCTGAACTTGCAGCATGGAATGGGGGTATCTCATGAATACTGAATCAGCGCCAACAGTCGCGTCACCGATTTCTGAGCAGGATATCGAAGAGTTTGTGAAGATTCTGCACAGCCAGCATGATAATTTGGTCTGTAATTCTAGGCAAGAGCACGACTGCACTACTCACGCAGTAGCAAAAGCAACAGGATGCGATAATATTACACGCTTTTGGTGCCAGCAGCGTTACAATGATTACCTAGACAAGTGGGATGAAGTGATTTGCGCAGATTGCAAAAGAAATTCAGAAGATTGCTGGAAGGTTGTACTAATCTGATGACAAACCGCGCACTTGAATACGAATTGTCAACCGCGTATGCGTTGGGTAGTACGCTCAAGCAGTACCGCACACAGCAGGACTTGACCTTACGTGACCTGTCGGCTAAATCCCATATCAGCCTGAGTTTTCTGAGCGAGATTGAGCGGGGCATTAAAGAGCCGAGTAGTACTGTGATTGCGAATATAAGCCAAGCGCTTGACTTGCCGCTCAGCAATTTGTATCTTGATGTTGCTAAGGCGTTCCGCTATCAGGAAATCAAGCGTAAAGAGAAAGAGCTAACGCATGTCTAAGAACACGTTGCCTGTATTACCTGCTCACCAATTTTGGCGGGTTACTGAATCACACCCGTTGGGGGTGTCATTTATTCATGTTCGACTGATGGAACGCCGTAAAACGTTTTTTGGGTTGATTAAGTACACCGTGGCACTGTATCAAACTAATATGTACGCCGACAAAGCAACACCAGAAACAATTTCTGATTATGCTTATTTGTGTTTGTCACGGTACCGTAAATATAACGGGCAAGTTTCACATTTGGAATATGTGAAAACACAGTTGGTGGGGGATTACCCGCCGAATAAACTTGAGGACAAGTAAATGCCAAAAGTTATTTATGAATCTTATCCAGCCCCACAAAAACGTTATGTGGTTGAATTTTTCAATATGGGTAGGTGGGTTGTTGATAGCGACAGTTACCACTTTAAATTTTCAGCTAAGTACAAAGTGAAGATTTGGAATAGCATAGGTAACGCCGCAAGAGTTGTTGACACTAAGGATTCAAAATGACTGAGCCACAGCATAGCCCCGAGGCGATTGCCCGCTTCCCGGACGGAATTGACGACCACTATGGTCGTGTCGAGGACCGGCGCATAGGGTTTGAGGCTGGCCGCGAGTCACGCCTGACCGTAAGCCGTGAAGCACTGCTGGAATTCATATCAAACCAACAGTATTGCGGCAGCTGCGCAAGCGCGCCTCCGTATTGTGGCTCATGTCAGGAGGATGTTGACACACTGCTTGCCGCAGGCATCATCCGCGACGAGCGCGAGGTCAAGGCCGAGGCTGTAGAGGACTACGCGAATGCCTTAGCAGATAATAAGTCTGCTGTAATCTGGGACCAAGATACTTTCGTCAGTGATGCGCGCGAATGGGCTACTGAAATTCGAAGAGGTCCGTAATGAAACTGTCAGTAGGTGATTTAGTTACCGCCCCAAAATATGATGGCGGCGACGGTACTGTTTACCAGATTGTCAAAATCAAGTCAACGAGCCAGAGTATTATTATTAAAGAGGTTGATGCTGAGTGGCCGTCCCCTGTTTCTGTTCCGGCAGATTGGTGTGTACCGGTGTCTTCCGGTGACTCGGGAGGTTCGGACTAATGGATTCAAACGCAGGACAAAGGAAAATAACTCGTCGTGTGAAGGCGACAATCGGCGGATATCACGGTGCTACTGGATGGCGTGATGAGCACGTTCGGAAGATCGAGAAGAAGTTTGATCGTAGCGTTAGCGGATCGGTTCGTAATGGTGCTAGGCTTATTGCGCGCGCAATCAAGAAGCGTGTTAAAACTCATGAAGAGCGTTCTGCCAGAAGAGGGGAGTTTTGATGGCTAGAAAAGATTACACGCCAGACGAGCTAGAAATTTTCGAGCACGCATTTGAGGACTTAAACGGGTATAAGCAGATAGTAGGATTTGATAACGAAGGCAATAGAACGTCAGAAGAAACCGTAGGTATGGTGATTATAAATGCGTCTACTGTTGATAGACTTCCGTCAATATCGGCTCAAGGTAGTGACATTTTCTTTACCGCCATGACTAGAAATTTTCTGCTTAGTGCTCCTGAGGCACGCAAATTGGCACAGTATCTGATAGATTGTGCCGACGTTATTGAAGCCCTGAAAGATTGATTAAATCATGTCAAAGAATCATCCGACACCCGAAGAAATTTACGCTTACTATGCTGTACACCAGCCTGATTTGCTTGTAGACTTGGACCATGAAGAACTTGTAGACTTGGACCATGAAGAAGCAGAAGCCGCCGAAATTCAGACCGCACAAGGTCGCTAATGAGGGATATATTGCGGCTATGCGTGAGCTTCGTCGTTCTGGCGCTAGTGGTGTTCACGCTGATCGGCGTAAGCGGCGCGCTCGCACTCGCCTTGCTCAACGCACTCAGGCTATAAGTAACGGAGAGTGAGCCGGTGAGTTATCGAATTCTTGAAACTAAACTGCCAAGGTCTGATTACAACGACGAAGAAAACTACAATACTGATATCAAGCTAGAGCTAGACGTTGAAGAAATGGCTGGTAACGATGTTGCTGTTACGTTTCACTATGATAACGAAGATAACAGACACGTAATTTTGATTCGCGGGAAACAGCTTGACGATTTTATTACAGCGCTCGAATATTACCGGACGGTGTTGAATAGTGGCAGATAACTATGTTAAAAGTGCTGTTCCACTTAAGTCCCGTTGGCTGCACGGTGTAGAACTGACGGTAGAATCTAACCGCCCTCGTAGCATAAATGAAGTTGTTGTGTTGGCTACGGTAGGAGCAAATTTTCTCTCCGGCTCACCCGGTTTTACACAGGTAAAAACAAGTATTGGTTTGACTGTTCAAGAGGTCAAAGATTATATTACCGTTTTGGAGTACCATATCGCGGTGACTGAGGGTAGGATTAAGCCATGATTACGTCATGGGAGGAAGCTTACTCACGGCGTGTCGTCACTGTGTGGGCACAAGATACCGCAGTCGATGTTTATTTCTCTAAAGTAGTCAGGCCGACAGGCGATAATTTTGAGGCTATGCGTGATGGAAGACTGACACCAATTCTTGTAGAACTTTCTGGTGTTATACGAACTAACGGCATTTTCGGTATGAGTGTAGCACAGGCTGAAGAGCTTGCTTTGGCAATTTTGGATCAAGTGCAGTTTGTGCGCGGTGAGCTTGAGAAGGAAGCAGGCGATGATAGAAATTGAGCGCACTAATGAAAGAATTGTTTTCAGTTTAGAGGTGGGAGAAGCCGAAAGCTACTCCAAGGGAGTAAGACTTAAAACTACTTGGTTGGCTAAGTACGAAAGTCATACTATTATCCTGAATGAGCGGGAAGTTAGTGATTTGATTGTTGCGTTAACTTACTACAAGGGTGTAGTGTTTAATTCATGACAGCATCTGAGACTTCTACGGCAGCTACGGCAGCTACGGCAGCTACGGAAACTGCGCCGACAGTGTGGAGTATTTCTGCGCGCAACCCGACAGATAATACGTCAATGACGTTAAGCAATTTTCCGGCAACCGACATTGCAGATGCTGTGCTACAGTTTGTTAAAAAATTTCCGGGTTTTCTTATCCACGGTATAAATGGTTTTATCAGAGATAGAAACGGTAATTTACAGACCATGGATTACTATTACCAGTACGAGCAGTACGACGGCAACGACCCACAGAGAGAAGATTACTAAAATGTCTATGTTTCCTAACGGACAAGAAAAGCACGAAGATACCCCTCAGTTGGGAAACTATAGGGGCAGCGAGGACACCACTACGTCAAGCACTCAGATTACGGTTTCTGCTTTGTCAAACATTCTTGCGCAGATTCCCGGTGACACTGTAATCTCAATTGAGATTATGAATCCTGAGAACGAGAAGCAGGTTATCCCCGCAATTATTGTTGGGGTTGGTCAGGATGCGTCAGGTGAGATTGTGTTGCTGGGTTACCCCGGCACATACGAGCAGTGGACGGGTGAATAAAATGTTTAAGTCAAAAAATAAAATCGCTAAGCAATACGGTGAGATTCGTTTGGGCGTGAGCACAGCGTTGAAGCATTCCCGCGCTATCATGGAAGCTACTAGCGCTCGTGTGGCTGTTGACGAATTCATGAGAGTTATTCAGGGTTTATCTATCGATGCTGTTAGTCATTCTGATTTGGCTACGGCTGCCTATGTGCGGGTGATGGATAAGCAGACTATTCGTGTCCGCGAGACTTCAGCTAAGCTGCGCGAAGAAATTGCTAACGGTAAGGTAATGCCTACTGCTACGCCTATTATGCGCGATGGTTTTCATGGCTAAGCATCGGGCCGATGACCCGCCCGTGGCCGCAGAAACTCGGACATGGAGCATCTGGGAGCAGAGGCAGGGTAGTGTTGACGAGTCGCGGTGGTTTATTGTGTCTGTTGATGACGAACTTTACCAGTGCCATAAAGACCCTAGCGGAAACGTACACTACCCTGTAGTGTGGGATATGTCCGATCCGTTCTTTCAAAATCTTGTGAAGGCTCTTGAAAATGAGTAAGTATGACTGGCTTCAAGCTGCTAAGTTGCAAGAGTCTGTGTACACGACGACAGCCGCGAACTCAAACCGACCTTACGTTCCGGCAGTAAAGAGGCTAGGACCCTTTGACGGTCTGGTAGGCGGCGGAACTGATTACAAGTTCGCTCGCGGAGAGTTTCAGTTACGGATTTACCCGACCTCTATTTATGTTGGCCTTTCTGAGCCGCTTATTTCTGTTACCTCAGCCACACAGCAGGCGGTAGCTCAGATTGACCTGACGGACTCTGATATTGATGATCTGATTACTGTGCTTTCGTATTACAAAACCACGCGGAATAGTTGATGAGCAAATTTGTAATTACAAAGCCAACGGGTTATATTAGGCCGGAGACTAGTGGTAGTAGACGCACCATTACCGTGCTTAGCAGTCGCCCAACACAGATTTCAGAATTAAATGACGTTATTGTGTCTATTCAACTGAACAGCGTACCCACTAAAGGTACAGCGATTTTTCTTACCGCCGAAGAGGCAGAAGATTTGGCAGTTGCGTTACAATTTTATGCGAGGGGGCACGCCTGATGTCTTTTGAACTAACTACTGATCTGGCGCGAACTGTGCACGTTATAGGATCACGAAGCTCTCCCGGTCCTTTGGTTTTAAGTGTCACAGCTATTGAAAGAGACATAACTATTAGCTCTAGACTTTCGAAGCAGGAAGCGCTAGATTTAGCTACAGCACTCGAATACTATGCAACTTATGGAGAAAATTAAATGTTTGCAATGACTCTTGATGATTTCAAGCGGAAGCTCGCACGTAACCCTGAGTATCCGTTTGCGGTGAAGATCGAAGAAACCTGCATCAAAGGTACTCCGCTGTGGAATACTTGGATTCAACGTTTTCAGGCCGACACGAATACTGACTTGCACATGACAATTGAGCCTGACGGTACGACGTACAGTTTCTATAAGCTGGTGCCGCGCGCTGAGTTCGAAGCTGAGCAGGCAGCCAAGCCCCGCGAGAACCGCACGCAAGGCAGCGACCGTTGAAAACACTTGAAGAAAAGCTACTATTTATTGCTGGTTTGTTTGCTGTAGCTGGTTGTATCTCAGCTATTATTTTGATTGTGGAGCTATACAAGTGACTGACACCGAGTACAAGCCAGCCAGCACGTTCGCAACTCCCGAAGAGGAAGAGGCGGCAGTAATCGAATGGCACACCTACGACGAAGCTGTAGAGCAAGCTAACGCTGACTTTTGTAAGACAATGATGCACGCGCCCGCCAAAGAGATTGCGGCACAGTACGTTACACCGTTGCTGCAAGAAGGCATCCTGAAAGTGTCTGCTGAGACTATCCAGATCATGGACCTCGCTGTGCCCCGCAAACGGTTGGCTTTGTTTCACATTGCTCTACACTGGGTTATTGCTGGCGTGGAGTCTGAGCAGGGACCAAACGGTTACACTGCTGTCAAAGTGACAGTTATTCACGGTAACGATGCAGAAGCTGGCTTTAAAATTACAAGTAACCTTGCTGCCGATAATGGGCAGTACATTCTGCTTACCCGCAAAATTGCTTGTGAACTTTTCGAAATAATTAATTACTTCGTAGCTCTTGACACACCGACAGAGAAAGCAGTAGTGTCCTAAACATGTACGAAATTACTAAAACCCTCGCTGACACCAAGAGTGACAAGTCTGTTGAGCTAATCCAAATGGTGAAGCTCAGCCAGAAGCACGCTATGGTAGATTTTGCTGCCGGTGATTATGTCGCCGCAGACACTTTCCGTTTTGAGTCTGGTTGGATTCAGGTGGATGAAGACACTCGCATTGAACTGACACGCCTGCTGTCCAGCTGCGATTCGGAACACGATCACGGTGTCTACTATCAAGCACCTCGACACATGACCCTCTGGGAAACCATGTTCGCTATCGGTGAGATTCCTGCTGACGGTATTGATCCGTTTGAAAACGACACTGACAAAGACATTTCAGGAGATAAAGCATGAATAGCTTCTTCCCGCCCAACGGCGGATCGATCAGCGGTGATTCCGGTAACGAAGATTACTTGAAGAAAGCGCCTCCCGGCACTGAAGGCGCGTTGCGTAAAATAGTGGGTCTAATCCGACCTGTGCATTTTGTTATGCAGGCCATCATTGAAAAAAATGTGGCAAATCAGGACAAGGGTACGAAAGAGCTTCAGGAAGCTATTCGTAACATTGATCTAACTGATGAGGACACTATTACTGCGCTCATGTCTATCATGCTGGCCGCAGGTGTTCAAATCAGTCCAAAAACTTACGGCAACGATTACAACAAGTGGGAAAAGGGCTGAAAAATAAATGTCAAACGAAACAGTAACGGAAGTTACACTTCCAGAGTTTTATGTTGAAATGCACCACACACGCGGTAACGTGTCCAAGTTCGAACTGTTCGATCAGGAACACGATCAGTGGTTTGAAGTTTCTGTGTGGGACTACCGCCCCGGTAAGGTGGCAGAAAATTTCTGGCAGAACGCTTGGGAACTTGAGCAGAGTCTTCAAATGATCGAAGAAATGCTTGACCTTCCTATCACACCACGATATCGTGTTACACGTTACCCAGAGCTTGAAAAAGATATGGTTGACGAAACGTATCACCCATCTGTAAGCTCAGAACATATCGACCTCACCTATGTAGAAGGACTACTGACAAAAAATGACTGATAAAACAGCCCCCAGCATTGAGCAGATGCGTCAACTGCTGGGACAGCAGGAAGCTGCTAAGAAAGCCCCCATTGCCACCCTCACCAAAGGTAAGGACGGGCAGATTGACGTTACTGACGAAATTGTGAAGGTTCTTACCGAACCTGTGCTGAAGTCTGTAACAGCCGAACTGAAGCCTGTTCTGATTCAGACCATCAGTGATGGCCTGCGTTCGGAAGCGGAAACTTTCGACAAGGAAATGAAGTCTGCACTTGCTGGCATTCAAAAGACAGTCAAGTCTGACAGCGCAGCAGTGCGCGCTGAGGCTGAGAAGCTTACAGCAGATTTGACTGCCCTTGCAACGCAGGTGCGGCCCATTGAGGTCCGCACAGAAAACAACACGATTGCTCTGTCCGGGGTGCAGCACAACAAGTTTGAACTGTTGCTGCGTATCATCGGCTCTCGGCTGCCTGTATTCATGGTTGGTCCTGCCGGTACTGGTAAGACTAAGGGCGCTGAGGATGCGGCTACTGCGTTGGGGCTTGACTTCTACGCAATTTCTGTCGGTTCTCAGACTTCGAAGAGCGACATCTTTGGTTACAAGGATGCGCAGGGTCACTTC